GAAGTCGGTCTAGAAGTCGGTCTAGAAGTCGGTCTAGAAGTCGGTCTAGAAGTCGGTCTAGAAGTGCAGTTGAAGACCTGTTTTCAACTGAGTCGAGGTTGGCTATTGCATGTTTATTGGTTATTTATACATTTGGTCGGCACGCACTACTGGACATATGTACACCATATTTAGTAATATTTATATCAAAAGTTGTTGGAATAGATGCTACCGGGGACCTTAGTAGTCGAGGTATAGAGCCACCGTGTATAGGTGGCGACCATTTTGTACGAGGATTCTTTAATGCGTTTGGAATTGGCGAGAGTTGTGGCGACATTGATAGAAGAATAAACCGTCTTATCGATAGTGAAATGAATATTCTTTTGAGAACAGTTATTGCCGGAACCGGTGGTAATGCCGAAGATATTAATATGGATTTGTTTGAGGGCGCAATTGTTTTAATGGCATATACCATATTCTTCAAATTGTTTAAGTCTATACCGGGGGCTTTAGGTAGTGTGAGAACAGGTGCAGGTGCTATTGCGAGAACAGGTGCAGGTGTTGTGGTAACAGGTGCAGGTGCTATTGCGAGAACAGGTGCAGGTGTTGTGAGAACAGGTGCAAGTGTTGTGATAACGACTCTATATATGTTGTTATATTTGTTAGGTATTGTTGATATTGACCAAGCACGTAATGCACAAGAAAATTTTGCGATTTTAATTACTAAATTGACTCAACTAAGTATTAAGGACTTATTCTATTGTCGGGAGTACTTTACACGACTTGCTGGAATTCAAGATAGAGATGATGATGCACTACTAGATGATGATGCACTACTAGATGATGATGAACTACTTGCACTACTAGATGGTGTACTACTAGATGATGACGCCCAAGAAGCAGCACAAAGATTAGTAACATCACCAGCAACATCACCACCATCACCAGCAGCACAAAGATTAGTAACATCACCACCATTACCAGCAGCACAAAGATCAGCAACACCACCAGCACCAGTACCAGCAGCACAAAGATCAGCAACACCACCAGCAGCACAAAGAGCAGCAACACCAGCAGCAGGAAAAGTAATGAAACTTGCATCCAATATGGCAGGAAAACTGGCGACTCAGGGTAATATATATCAACATGTTTCTAATAATCTAGGAAAGGCATTCGTTGCGAGTGCGGGTACATCAGGAGCGAGTGCGGGTACATCAGGAGTTAAAAGACGAAGGTCTGAACATGCTCCACAAGGCGAATCCAGTTCAAAAGTTAATAAAGTTGTTCCTCGTGGACAAAGTATTTAAATACAGACTAGTATTGATAATAACTCGTTATCATGAATATAATGTCATATTGATATCTGCAGTCGACATCAATGATATTATAGATGAATAAGAATCATAATAAATAAAGCAACTAATACATTAAGTTGAATTATACTTACATCATATTAGGGATACATTATCAATATGCATTTACATCTGTTATGATTGGTACAGAAACAGGTTGATTACCTGACTCAATTTCAACCTTTTTACATTCAAAATTTGACTCTGGACATCTCCCACACGGAGGACATTCAGGACAAGGTTTCTCTCTCTCTCTTAATTGATATGCTGGACATACTGGACATACTGGTGGAACTATTTGGGTTTTAAGAATGTAATCATTCATATCTATAGATTTTTTTTTGTATTTTTTCTTTGCGTGTTTGTATCTATTGTTGCATGTTTTCATTCCCTCAGTTTGTTTATATCCAAAATACCCGGTGACAATTAGTACGAATAATAATACAATTACTACTAACACACTACAAGTATTCTTCATTATACATAATGAATATAAAATATTATTTATTTTGTAATCATTATGTATAATGAAACCCGACACATTAATAGTAGAATTTGTAGGCACCATATTACTTGTATTTGTCATTCTTTCAACCCAGAATCCATACGCAATTGGTGCTACATTAGCGATAATAACCGCAATTGGTAAAGAGATATCGGGTGGGCATTTCAACCCTGCAGTTACAATATCCCTTATATTCGCAAATAAGATTGAAATTGGAACATTATTGCCATATATTTCCGCCCAAATATTGGGTGGTATGGCAGGATATCAGATATATAAGGCTATTATATAAAAAAATTATTTATTTCATAAAATAAATAATTAAAACCAATCATATTCAAAATTTCATTACATTTATAAATGCATACATTGTCAATATAGAGAAATATGTTATGGCAATTCTATTTACGATATATACATCGGTTGGGGTATCACATCTATTCGTAAACCCTATTTTGAATGCCTTTTTCATTTTTTTTCCTGTCTTGCCAATACTCTTTTTTATTTTTTTACTTCTTTTGCCGACATCCTTTTTGAATTTGTTTATTGCTTTCCCTACTTTATTTTTACCTGCAGACTTTCGTCGATCCTTATCTGTTCTGCATTTTGCACGCGTGATTGGATTCTTATTTGTAGGAAACCAACAAGGTGACATGCGTTCAATATCCGTTCTAGAAACATATCTTGTCTCAAACCTCCGGATATTATCAATGTCAATTGTTTCCATTCTTATCTTCTTACATTTAGATGTATCAGTTGTTAATGCTGTAAATATACCCAATGGGTTAATGTTTGACATACCACTTATCATACCTGGCACTAATCCTCTAAAGGAGGTCTGATTATTATTCATAATTTTTACGGGACTTTGTGGTGGAAATTGTCCTGGTACATAATCTTCATTCAATTTAACAGTAGGAATAATTCCATCGGGAATATTATTGATATACATGTATCTGTCGACCTTTTCATCGTTGGATGTGACACATTTAGTTTTTGTAGATAAAAAATATTTATTTCCAAGCGGACCGCCAGTAACAGATGCTTTGCTTTTACCAGTTACAAGTAAATCAACATATGATCTCAATAGTTTTATATTTTTCTCAATTGCTTTCCCTTTTGGTTTTATACCCAACTTTTTAGGGTCCTTTATCATCATGTGATATGGATAATCATTTGATTTCTTAATAAGAACTTCTTCATCCTCTTCGAGTGGTGAATCATCGTCCTCTTCGAGTGAATCATCGTCCTCTTCGAGTGAATCCTCGTCCTCTTCGAGTGAATCCTCGTCATCGTCGGGTGGAGAATCGTCATCGTCGGGTGAATCATCGTCATCGTCGGGTGGAGAATCTTCATCGTCGGGCGGAGATTCGGAACCTGGTATAGATGTGTTGTCGGTGAAAACTGAATTCATACTAGTATCTTGTATAAGTGACGTCATATAAATTACCAATATTTTACTATTACGTTATTAATGTTAAAATGCATGTATATATTTCATTTTTAGTATATCGTCTACTAATTCAGGTACTGATATCTTGGTTGTGACGTATCTATCCGAATAATAATATTTCCATACAAAATCCTTCATGTATTCAAATAATGGGTGTTCAATTGCACCATTATATCCAGATGAATGATTTACAATTAATAAATCAATAAAAATAGATATGAATCCATATATGTCCATGTTATGTGATAAAATATTCCCTATGAATTTGTTTCTGTCTCGTGAAGTTGTATTATACGTATCCATTACCTTTTCCATATGACTTCCTAGTATATCACCGATTTTTGGATAATCCGTCTTACTCTTAAATATAACTTTTAATATACTATCTTCAATATATTCGAGTTGTTTAGAAAAATTGGAAAGATATTTATTGAAAATACTCGCACATTCAATTGCAGATTTACCTTTTATATTATAATGACCTACAATCTCAGGAAACGACTCATATATCGGAGACAATACAAGCGATGATATAAAAGGTGAATTCCATTGTATTGGTCGCATCCCACTATCTATAAATCGACTGGGTGTGCGGGTTGTAACGGATACACCCCAGTCAATAATCCGATAATACGATTTATTTGTTTTTGCATCATAACTATAGAGTATATTATCCGATTTTATATCATTGTGATATATACCTTTTGTCTTTAATTTTACAATTGCATTCAATAAAAGATCCACGAGATTATCGAGCGTATCACAAAACGATTGATGTAAATGTTTGTCTTTATCAAATTCTGAGAATATCATGGTATTAAGTATTGTTAGTAATGATACGCCACCATATGGAACATTTACTGATATTAGTTCACCGTCTGTTATTTTTTTATTTATTTTAGTCAGGTCGTCTGTTCCAAGCGACCCGGAACATTTTCCAATTGTTTTTGTGTATACGACAGGCAATGGATATGTATTGCATTTTGTTATATCATCAAGTATGAAATATTTTCTATAGTTGGGTATTTTTTTTACATATGATAATATTTTCTTGACGTTCTTATATTCCTTGATGCCATTTTTACGTGTCATTAGTTTTGATATTTTATCACCCTTTGTTCTACCTCTTCTTGATTTACATTTCAATTGGGGTCTGAATACACATCCATATCCACCAATTCCTATCACATCCCCACCAATCATATATATATTATGTATATAACTTTATACTAGCAATACAAACCGCTATTATTATAAATGTGACAATAACGTTATAATTTACTCTTATGTCACTATAATATGACGCTGGTTTACGATAGTTCAAATTATATTCATAGAGTGCATCTTCTAATGTAATCGCCTTTTTACCAAGAAGTACATTAAATCTATTATGTATGAAATGAACCCATTGTATCATTGATTCTCTGCTGTCTAAATATGGGGTTACCGGATATTTATTTATCATCTCAGCAAATTTATTACTATATGGTTCGCCAGGTAAAAACATTGGAAAATCCTGTATGAAATTATAATAATGTTTTTTGTCTTTTTCTGTTGCGATCACTGGGTAGGTTACTGCTATGGTAAATAATACAAACCAATAATGGGGTCCCCAAACATCTGGATCATAGTCCATTATAAAGTATTGATAAAATCATATATAAATATATACCAATATACTTAATCAATGTATTGTATAAATTGTGGATGTAACACTCATACACAAAGCAAATGTTATCACCCAAATATAAGTATGGGAGTTATCACGTACCGTGAACATTTGGATAGAGAAACCGAATTTCTTATGGTTAAACGAAAGGATACGTATGGGTATGTTGATCTTATACGAGGAAAATATCCCATCAACGACATTGACTATATAAAAATGTTGTTTGAAATAATGACTGTTTCAGAGAAGGAATCTATACGTGAAACGCCATTTTGTGATTTATGGTATGGGTTATGGAGAAATATTCAGGATGTAAAATATAAAACCGAATACCATAAGTCACACGAGAAATTTGTATCTCTTGTGAATGGGATTCATTCTGAAGATGGAACGTTGTACACATTGAATAGTATCATAGACAATACAACAACCGAATGGATTGAAGAAGAGTGGGGATTTCCAAAGGGAAAACGAAATTCAAATGAACGTGGAATACAATGTGCAATTCGGGAATTTGTAGAAGAGACTGGATACGATGATTATCATCTTAACATTGTCACCAATATATTACCATTCGCCGAAACATTTATAGGGTCTAATGGTAAAATGTACAAAAATTTATACTATATAGGTAATTATACCGGTTCTGATATAGACATATTAGATAGATTTCAGAAAAGTGAGATAAGCGGTATGAAATGGGTGCCTGAAAGTAATATAAAGGATATATTAAGACCATATGATAATAGAAAATTAGACATCATAACGAAAATATCTGCTATGTTGAAAGGAAATAGAAAAATTATACCATATATATAATGATAAAGTCAAAAGTTAAATCAACTACAAAAAGAGAACCTTCTAAAAAAAAGACGATACAAGTAAAAAAGAAAACTACCAGAAAGAGTATTAGTAATCCAATACCATATGAAGTTACAATTACGAACAATCCTCCTCATTTGTACCCCACGCTTGATGATCCTGACTTCAATCTAAAAATATCAAATAAAAAGGAGTTCAATGATAACAAATATGTTGGTACTATCAAAAAGAATATTGTAGAAGAATCTGATAGGTTATGCAATGTAGAATTTGAACTTTCACCGCATCAGATGTTTGTCCGGAATTTTATGTCATATCATACACCATACAATGGGTTATTATTGTATCATGGTCTCGGGAGTGGAAAAACCTGTGCATCAATAGGTATCGCAGAAGAGATCCGTGATCATTTAAAACAAATTGGCGACACTAGACAAACGATAATTGTTGCATCCCCCAATGTACAGGAAAATTTCAGATTGCAATTGTTTGACGAACGAAAATTACAACATATAGAAGGGAAATGGAATATCAATTCGTGTACAGGAAATAAAATGTTGCACGAGATTGACCCAACTGGTACACGAAATATGTCTAGAGAAGAAGTAATAACGTATATAAATCGTATAATAAAGACATCGTATCTCTTTATGGGATATGTTGGATTTGCGAATTATGTTGATAAAAAAATGGAAATTGATCCATCTATGTCGGAGGAGCATCGCGCAAGAATATTGAAATCAAAGATGAAAAAACATTTCACAGGAAGACTTATCATCATAGACGAGATTCACAATATACGAATGTCTGATGTGGATAAAGATAAACGTGTTGCAAATTCGTTGTCAAATCTTGTACAATATTCTGGTACAATGAAACTCGTCTTCTTGTCTGCAACACCTATGTACAATAATTACACTGAAATTGTATGGTTATTGAACATTTTAAACAGGAATGATAAACGCGAGGCGGTCGACATACGTGACATATTTGAACCGAATGGTTCATTTAAAACAGACCCCACTGGCGCCGAAATCGGTAAGGAATTATTTATGAGAAAGGCAACTGGTTACATATCATTTGTAAGAGGTGAAAATCCATATACGTTCCCGTATAGGATATGGCCGCGTGAATTCAATAATAAAATGGAGATTAATAGTGAAAATTATCCAAGTAAACAAGCATTTAATTCAAAACCAATACTTCAGGCAATCGAAACACTTTCACTGCATAAATCGCCTATAGGTGCATATCAAGAACGGGGATACAACATGATTATGAAATCTCTAATAGATAGTGATATATTTGTTTCAAAGAAATCCCAAATGTCATTTGAGGATATAGATTCATTTGGGTATACCTTGTTACAAAGACCTATGGAGGCACTTAATATAGTTTATCCGCATCCGGATTTTGACGATGATAATGAAATAGACCCAAAATATTTGGTTGGTAATGGCGGTCTCTCGCGTATAATGAGGTTTAAAGAGTCTCCTGATTTGACTAGATACGACTACGAGTACATAGATGAATCTAAGTATGGCAGGATATTTTCGCCCGATAACATTGGAAATTATAGCGGAAAAATTAATACGATATGTGAAACAATCATGAATTCAACTGGAGTGATATTGATATTTTCAAAATATATCGACGGGGGACTTGTACCTATGGCACTTGCACTCGAAGAAATTGGTATTTCAAGATTTAATAAACGTTCTTTATTTAAAACGCCTCCAACTGAACCAATTGATGGTATCTCATTGAAACCTCGTAAATACACCACTGGTAAATTTAAACCTGCGAAGTATGTATTGATAAGTGGCGATAAAGGATTATCCGAAGATAATCTGGAAGATATAAAGGCAGTTACAAATCATTCCAATAAAGACGGTGGTGACGTGAAGGTGGTGCTAATATCGGTTGCGGGTTCGGAAGGAATTGATTTATCGTTTATACGTCAGGTTCATATAATGGACCCCTGGTATAACATGAACAGAATTGAACAGATATTGGGAAGAGCAATTCGTACGTGTAGTCACAAATTACTACCATATTCACACAGAAACGTAGAACTATACCTATATGGTACTATATTAAGTGATATGGAGATTGAATCGGTAGATTTGTACATTTATAGGATAGCAGAACGAAAGGCGTTGCAAAGTGGACGAATTACACGAATATTAAAAAAATGTGCAGTAGATTGTATCCTGAATAAGGAACAGATGGGATTTGGGGTTGATGAGATGGATATTACTGTTACACAAGAATTATCGAGTAGAAAAAAAATTAAGTATCGGGTTGGGGACAGACCATTTAGTTCAGCGTGTGATTATTTGGAGGAATGTCAATATAAATGCAAACCCGATATGATTTCTGATTTTGACGTGTCGAATGATACGTACTATGAATCTTTCGCTAAAATGAATATTGAGAAGTTAATACAACGGATACGTTCATTATTCAAAGAAAAATTTTTCTACCGCGACACCGAACTGATACGTTCCATTAATATACTACGCAATTATTCTGTACTCGAGATAAATATGGCATTAACGCGACTTATTGAAGACAAGACCGAATTCATAACTGATGGATATGGTCGTATCGGCAGACTGATTAATATAGGAGATATCTATTTCTTTAAACCATTCGAATTATTGGACAACCATAGGGTATCAATCCATGACATATCGACACCAATTGATCATAAACACGATAAAATCGTAGTGTCGATCCCAGAACAAATTGAGAAATTAGTTCCAGAAGTATCTGGTGATAGAATTGTATTGATAGATGAAATGAATGAAAAATATATTAAGGCGTTCACTGCTACAGAGATATTAAGAGGTGAGAAAGATACTTATGTTTTCTTTAGTAAAATTATATCATTAATTGAAGATGTTTTAAAAGTAGATGAAGACACGCATCGCGCAGTTGTTACACACAATATTGTAGATATGCTCGAGTTCTCGGATATGATGGTTTTATTGAACCATGATACATGGGATGGTGATTTTATGTCTCGCGTCAAGAAATACATAGATGAAAATACTATATACGATAAAAAACATAAAATTTCAGGAATAATACTCCAAAATAAGGGCAAATATGTACTGGTCGTAAAGAGGGACACGGATGAAAAGTGGAGGGAATCCGAATACTCCGATAATGAGGACTTATCAATTGAGATAGGTAAACTGTCGAAACTTTACTTACCAATGATGAAAAAAATGAATAATGTAATTGGGTTAACAACGTCTGTGAGTTCTACTGCAGATAACAGAGTATTTAAGATAAAATATACAGATAATCCCAGGAATAATGGTGCTAGATGTGACCAATCTTCAAAACCAGACATTATGCGAGTCGTCCATCAAATTTCTCCAGAGTTTGACGATATAACACAAAAACTTAGTAAGATAGAACTTTGTGTACTACAGGAGATGTTGTTTAGATTGTATAATTTACGCAATAAAGACAAAAGGGTATGGTATCTTAATCCGGGATTATACTCATTCATAGTTAATTAAATTGATATAAAATTATATAGTGACATATTTCATACAATGGCGCAAATCGATGAAATTCCAGTGAATGACATATACAGTGTTTCTACTGAATGTACCAAAATACGGGTAAATATACGTGATATATCTTCAAAACGGGTACCTGGTCCTGACGAAGAGGTCCGTCCACGATTTGCGAAAGAAAGGGACACTGAACTCAAGAAAATGATACATAGCAGATTGAGTAATGAATTAGAAGGGAAATGTGGAGAAAATGGATATGTGCAACCGGGTTCGACGAATGTACTATCCATATCTGGGGGGTATTGTTTTGAAAACTATATTGTATTTGATGTCGTATATGAATGTATGATATGTTCTCCGGTTGAAGGGATGATATTGCAATGTATTGCGAGGGAAGTAACTGAGTCTGCAGGAGTCAGGGCAGAGTTGGATGATGTTAATAATCCAATGAAGATTTATATTGCACGCGATCATCATATTAAAAACGAATTATTCCATACTATAGCAATAGACGATGTATTAAAGGTACGTGTATTTGGGTCTAGATATGAATTAAATGATAAGCATATCTCAGTAATTGTAGAATTATTATCAAAAATATAGATGATTTAAATATACATTGTTATATACTATTAAGCATGTCTCTGGAAACTCTTAAAGAGAGAATAGAATCGATGACTGAATCACACCAAGAAGAAATACTGAAAATTTTTAATTTGTCGTCAGTCGAGGTAAGTGAGAATTCAAATGGTTCATTTGTAAATTTAACTCTTGTTGGTGCAGATGTCATCCAGAAACTAGAGACATATGCAGACTATGTAGACGAACAAACCAAGGAACTGGAGACGATTGAAGACGAGAAAAACCATCTAAAGACCACATTCTTTAAAAATAATGTGTAATTACTTAAACATATAGATATTATATTTGTAATGGAGACTGTTCGGATGTTACAAAAATTTAGGATTAACATTGATACTGATAAAATCAATGTAAATGAAAATAAAAAAACCTCTAGTAATAACATTAATGCGTATCGCCCAAAGACGTCTGATTCATTGTTGTGGTGCATGATGGCGCTCATTGAAGGTACATCTGAATGTAGTGATAATATGTCAACACAATTTAAATATGAAACATCCTTCAAATACAAACAAATTAATATATTGAGAGAGAAAATGTATGAACTTAAAAAATGTGGGTTGGACCCATTATTAATAGAAACCAACTTCATATCCGAAAAATATATGTCGTTTGATTCATTTAAGGCGATGTGTATTATTCATAATTTGTGTGTGATATATGTTAATAAGAATACATATGTTCGGGTAAACGGATGTATCGATGAATGCAACGATGGTGTCCCAACGCACATTGTAACAAAGGACGCAAACTATACGATGAATCGTGATGTAACACCGGAAGTAGTAGAAGCAGTGTGCAAACACAAGTACGAGATCATCAATGTGAAAAAACCGATCAATGGTATCGGGTCATATAAAGTCGACGACCTTCGTAAAATATGTGATAAAATAGGGTTAGAAACTACAACCAATAACAAAAATAAAACAAAAGTTGTACTATACCGAGATATATGTGCATTTATAGGACTATAAATAATTTTATATTAAATTGATATAAAATTACAATGATAATATATAATATATGTCAGTACGAAAAATGTCATTTGATGATGTTATTATAGGGTTCTTGGAAAAAAAGGAGGAGGACAAACGAATACATCAGGAACTTGAAATACGATTTGGTACAATGCGTAATGCGGAACCGATTACACGTACCCACTATGATGATGTTATTAAGCGCATTGTTTCGTCCGGATTTAAAATGATAAGAACCGAATATATGTTAAGAGTTATACCCGAATTCAAAGATAAATATGGAAATTTTAAAGTATCAAATCTCCGCGCTGAATTAAGTGGTCTTCCTGACATAAAAGAATACTGTAAAACCGATTCATATTCGACATTAACCCATAATATTATACAAAAGGTACAAACCAAAAACGAATCCGGAAATATATATTCTATTGATGTTCCTGATTATAATTTCAGAATGTCAGTTTCGGGGGAGAAACGTATTGATAAAGGTGACCGCATTCATACGTCATTAACCGATTCATGGGGGTCTGTTAAAAAAATGTTTAGGTACATTCAGCGATACACGTTTAGACACGATGATATGCCGTTCATACAGATAGACCTAAGTATTGTGAAAGAGTCTACTAAACGCGATAATATGATGATACCTACAAAGACCATCAAAGAATCAAATGTATTTGATAATAAGGTTAAATATGAGATAGAGATTGAGTTTGTGAATGACAATGTTGGGCGCGGTACACCGTATAATGAAATTCCCGCGATTATTCCTCTCGTAAGAAAGAGCATAAACCTTATCTTGTCGGGAATACAGGGAACTAATTATCCCATATCTATTTCTGAAAAAAGGTACGTCATTGAAAAATACAAGCAACTTATTGGAAGTAGGAACAAAAACCCGAATTATACGTCGGACTTTATAGGACCATCTTCAATGACATTGCAAATGACAAATATCATGGAACCATCTGCAGAATCGGTTACCCCTAATATACGGAGAGATTACACTGCGACAGACAAAGCAGATGGCGACCGGAAATTAATATATATTACACACGAAGGGAAGATTTATATGATTGATACGAATATGAATGTACAATTCACAGGTACAATAACAAGTAACAAGTCATACTATGAATCAGTTATAGACGGAGAACACATCAAGAACAACAAGGAAGGAGTATTTATAAATCTTTATGCTGCATTTGATGTATATTTTGTAAATGGAAAGAATGTAAGAAATCTGCCATTCGTTGTGAGTGGTTCACCAAATCGCCTAGAATTATTAACCGATCTAAAAAACAATACGAATATAGCACCTATCAATAAAACGCTCAAGACATCCCCATTAATGATAAAAGTAAAAGAGTTTCATATCATCAATGAAGCAACTACTATATTCAGGTGCTGCAGAGAAATACTTGAACGCGAATCTAAGGGTGGGTTTGAGTATAATATAGACGGAATTATTTTCACACCGACCAATCTAGGGGTAGGAAGTGAAATCATTGGAAAACCTGGTCCTATGGAAAAACGGGCGTGGAAACATTCATTTAAATGGAAACCTCCTGAATTTAACACGATTGATTTTATGGTTTCAACGATGAAAGATATTACAGGTACAAATGACAAGATAGACAGCATATTCAATTATGGTCAATCAAAGGGAGTATCTGATAATATATCCCAATATAAAACCGTTGTATTGCATGTGGGATTTAATGAACGTGTCCATGGATATTTAGATCCATGCAAATCATTAAGGGATGGTATATTTACAAACGGCAAGGATGATGGTTCTTATCGCCCAGTAAGATTTTATCCAAATGAACCATATGATGAATATGCTGGTCTATGTAAGATAGCATTGACCCATGTAAATGGAAACACGGAAGATTCGGTCATGATGACAAGTGAAGGCGATGTAATGGAAGATAAACAAATCGTTGAATTTTCGTATGATGCATCTGCCGATACGGGATGGAAGTGGAAACCACTAAGAGTACGTTATGATAAAACTGCCGAGTTACATGCAGGAGGTAAAAATTATGGAAATGCATACCATGTTGCTAATAGTAATTGGCATTCTATCCACAACCCAATTTCGATTGATATGTTATCAAGTGGAGTCGGTATCCCTACTGAAATAACAGATAGTGTATACTACAATAGGACAAATTCAAAATCAAACACAGAATCACTTCGGGATTTTCATAATCTATATGTTAAAAGTAAACTTATATCGGTTGTAACAAATCCAGGAGATCGGTTGATTGATATGGCGGTTGGAAAGGGAGGTGACTGGTCTAAATGGATACATTCTAATTTAGGGTTTATATTAGGATTGGACATATCCAAAGATAACATAGAAAACAAAATGGACGGTGCGTGTGCAAGAACACTTAATTATCATAAAAAATATCGTAGGATACCAAACGCAATATTTATGCATGGAGACACATCCAAAAATATAAAAGATGGAACTGCTATGTACACTGAAACGGACAAGAATACATTAAAATCATTATTTGGTATATCAAAGAATAAGAGTGATTTAGAAGGAGAATGGGTTAAGAAAAATGTAGGTATATGCAAGGACGGATTTGACGTATCTTCAATACAATTTGCGTTGCATTACATGTTCGAGAGTGAACGAAATGTTCTTGAATTCATACGAAATGTATCGGAAACGACAAAACTCGGTGGATACTTTATTGGGACTTGTTATGACGGAAATGCGGTATTTGATTTACTCCGAACAAAAGACATGAATGATACATATACAATTATGAATAATGGTAATAAAATCTGGGGCGTGACAAAAAGATACGATAATGATGAGTTTATTGGTGACAATACATCGGTTGGGTATGCGATTGATATATATCAAGAATCAATCAACAAAGTATTTCGGGAATATCTTGTTAATTTCGATTATCTCGACTATATACTTGAACATTTTGGGTTTGTTATGTTATCAAGGGAAGAACTGGATGAAAAGGGAATACAATCGTCGAGTGGTTCATTTCGTGATCTATACAAAAGTATGAGCGATGAATGTAAAAAACATCCAACCTCATCATATCGTTCCGCAATGGATATGACAAAGGGAGAAAAGGATATATCGTTTCTAAATCGATACTTTATATACAAGAAAATACACAATGTTGATGCACATAAGGTCGTGGATGTATTATATAAGGGGGACCCCATTAGTATCTCATCTACAATGAAGACTGTATCTAAACCAGAGACAAAAAAGAAGACATCGTCTAGTGAACCGAGTGCAGAGACGCCAAAAGTTACCAAAATTAAAGTACCGAAACAAGGTAAAAAGAAGACAAAGACGCCGGCGGAAGCACCTGCACCAGCGGAAGAACCAGCACCAGCGGAAGAACCAGCACCAGCGGAAGAACCTGCACCAGCACCAGCGGAAGAACCAGCACCAGCGGAAGAACCTGCACCAGCGGAATCATCTACGGTTATGGGGACAGAAAAATCGGATGTCTCGAGTGGTGCGACGCGAAAATCTAGTGATCCTCCAAGAAAAATACAAATTAAAAAAACAAGAAAAAAAATCGTTATCAAGGAGACAACTAAAAAATAATATATTAAAAACAACCAAATATAATTATATAATGCTCATATTTAGGTTACCATCATTTATATCATCTCATATTACATTTTCAAATGACAATGAATTAGTCAATCAATCTGGTTCAATAAAGATGATGTTTACAAGCATAGATAAACAAAAATTCAATGAATTGGATAAGTATCGGAAATATACATATCCATATGAATGTATGAGTGATGTTGTATGTGGAAATAATTATACAAATGAAACATATTCGACTTGGGAAATACTTTCTTATTTTAATGTAATAAAGAACCCATCAAGAGTTGTATACATATCCAATAATGTTGATCCAATACGCCACCTAATCCAACAGCACCATGACATAAACATCTCTCATATATTGACAGATGATATGGCACAATTTATTTATATGTGTTCGGATTATACCAACAATACTAAAAAATTCAGAGAATGGTTCGATGAAAAAAACGGAATATATGATATAATAATTGCATTCCCTAAATACAACTCGGAACATAACGTTATAAATACACTGGCAATGTCTATTATCACACAAGATGTTGGTGGGTCACTTATTATTGAACTACCAGACATTAAATCTACATTGTCTATTGATATCTTATATATACTGAGTTCATTGTACGAAGATGTTTTTATAGCAAATCCTGAAATTTCAGACAAATATAAATCAAATCAATTAATATACTGTTACGGGTTAATTAAAAATGTATCATTTGATTTTATATTGAATATGATGCATTTGATAGGAAAACCACCACATTGTTCACGTATCATAAATAACTATATCCCATATACAATATTATCAACCATATCTAACGCAGCATCAATATCTGAAAATATAATGATTATAGAGATGAACGATTCTATACGGATGGCGCATAATAAATTTAATCCGATGGTAGACATAAACAAAAGGAATATCTCAAAATGTATTAAATGGTGCACGAAATACAAGATACAATACAAATAATCACCCTGTACTAACATTCTCAATCATCTCTATATCGTGTTGTATTATATACAAGACAATACATCTCGCGCGGTCCACTGAAATGCAGAGGACATATTCGTTTACGAATTAGTAGTTATTGCGAATAATTTCGGAATGGTTAACATTTTTTCCCTAAATTTTCTGAAATAATAATGACAATGACTACAAAAAGAGTAGGACAATAATCCACTTATACTAAATACACCAACACTAAACGATAAAATTACGCCAAAATATGTCAGTTCATATCCAAATCTAGATGTGCCACTACCGGGTGGACGTTTATTGAGTATACTATTAATATTATTATAAATATTATGCACTATTGGTATTCTAAATGTCGTCATAACGATACTACAAACTAATAAATTAGGTTTAAGTTATTATATACAAGTTAATTTTTTACCATTGCGTCTACATAACCCCAATGTTAGATTATTTTCCTTTGACTTGATGTTATACGATGGGGACCCATACACCATAGTCGCTGAATTTAGACCATATGTTTTCGATAATGAATTTAGATTGCGTCTCATTGTATTATTCCTCAATCGATGTATTCTGGACGATGAATCAACTGCACCCTGAACACCAAATTGTTTGTTGTTTGGTTTATATATAGTGGTGCAAGAGGTATTGCAGTTTGTCATGCGACGCACCTGGGACCCATCTGGATTTGATGACGGGTGTGCTGTATAATCAATGCCAGTTATAACGTTACCTGACATATGTTGAGAATATAGGGAACATCTTCGTCGAAGTAATTCAGACGTAGAGTTACAATATTTATGATTTATCAATGTTGATTTATTGTTGTTAGCATCGACTAAAACCCTTGCATTTGTCATACCACTTCTTATGCCTTTATTTGGACCTATATTGCAACATTTATCTTTGTATGGTATTAGATGTGTAATCTTAGTATTGCAGTTTGAATCACACAAAGATCTTCTGTAATGATGTATAGGATTAGGTTTCCCGTTACCGGGTCCAGAACCTTTATGTAATTGACGGACATATTTCGGTATTTTCTCAGATAATGTGTGTTCGGATGCCTTCCAATGTATAGCCGCCATTATATAAAGTATATATAAAATACAACTATATATTATGGGTTATACAGATATATTCGTAAATATATTGTCTATAGCAATAATTGCATTTTTACTATACGTTTCTATGTATAATAATACTTCATTCCGGTATGATGAGATGGTAGAAGACAATACTTCTCCAGTTCCAATAAATAATCTAACTAGTGAAATTAATAATCTATTTGACATTAAGTGGTCGTTTGATTCACTTCAGTTAATGATTGATGAACATTCAGACAATGTCAGAAGCATTATGGGAGAATCAAGAATATATTAAATATATTTGGTGCCAAATGGTTTAGAATTTTCATTGTCGCGTCCAGCTATTTCCATACGGGTCCATCCATTCTTTCGTATATAGTCACTAATTCTTTTATTCTCTGTCATATGTTTATGCCATCCAATCTGATTTATAATATTCCAACATCTATTATTTACATGTCTGACTCCATTTAATACTGCCTGTTCTTGAGGTTCGAATGTGTGTGTACATAATTTTCGCTCACGTTTCTCACCACCTTGTTTTATTTTTCCTAATACCGCCTTTTCAAAATCAGGATTGAACATATCTTTGAACGCCTTAACCGAATTAGTCTCTCTCTCTATGCCAGGTTTACCAGTTGCATCGCCAGGTTTACCACTTTTAGCATCTCCTGGTTTTTTATCAGACCTTGATAATCTAGGTCCACGGTCCTGTGATATCATTGATGCTGCTGATTTTCTAGACTTATCCTTACGTTTCTGCGCCATTTCTTTCCTTTTTTTTGCCTTTCTTTCCCTTTTTGCTTTTGCTGTTGCCTTTTTTGCTCCTTTTGTTACCTTTTTTGCTTTTGCTGTTGCCCTTTTTGCTTTTGCTGTTGCCTTTTTTGCTTTTGCTGTTGCCCTTTTTGCTTTTGCTGCTCTTCCCTTTCTACTTCTCATTCCTCTTCTTCCTGGTCCTCCTCCTATAAAAGGGGCAGGATGAATTTCAGTGGATGTGGTATCGTCATTAAGACCCATATATATTATATATTTAATATTATATAGATATAATATGACACCTGGATTTATTATAATACTTATCACTATATTCTTCATAATGAATACATATAACGATGGAAAATATGTAACTATTCTGAAAACATGGACGAAATATTATAAAATGGCAGGAATTGGGTTTTTCGGATTATCAGCGTATCTTTTTATAAAAAAGAACCCTTCTGATACAAGAACGATGCTATCCGCTGCATCCGGATTAATGAAACATATACCACTTGATAAGGATACAGCAAGAATTATTAACCCAGTAATGGACTTAACTGGTATGAACAATATATCAATCCCACAACAAGGCGAATCTCGTATCATTCATTCTGGTAATTCAAATTCAAAAAGATGTGTAAGCGAAACAAAAAAGAAGTATGTAGCATCACAGCAAGAATGGAAATGTAACGGATGTGGAAATCAGTTGAATGCGTGGTTTGAAGTCGACCATACGATTCGCATCGATCAAGGAGGATCTAATAACATCGATAATCTAGTTGCTCTATGTCGTGAGTGCCACGGAAAAAAAACTGCATTCGAAAGGTTCTAAATATAATACTTTCTATATATAAAGATGAGTGGAACAGATAAAATTACTCCGTCAATAACTGCTACAACCACGTTTATAGCGGAAAATTTTGCGGAACTTAAAACCAAATTTGCGGAAGTTAAAACCAAATTATTGGTCCCCATATATGACTGGACATTTGGTTTGTTATCCGAGATATTTAGCGAAAAAATTAGGTATGATACACCAATGAAAATAATATGTAATAATGGATATCTATTTTTGTTGTCCAGTATTCTACACATCATTATTTTAGCAGTTATATTATTCAAATTAAATATATTTAAGGTCAATACATCTTACCCGGAACTAACCGTCATAATGTTTTCATTATTCATCTTATCAAAAATTATATTTTCATTATATATATATTCCAATAAACGTTGTGGGACTGGTGAGAACACACAAACTGGTGCCGAAGTACCATCAAATACTTTAGTGACAAAGTTTTTCATTTATGAAAGTATTGCATTGACGTTTGGATTTATTATATTAACCTTTGTTGTGGGTGCAATTATACTCGGATTGAAATATGCATCGAACAACGATATTGGAATGTTCGTATTACTAATTGCCATATTTATTGCATCAATATCCATCTTAGTTATTATGTCATTATTGATATATAAATATTATATGTCTGCTAAAAATAAAGAAAAGGTATTTTTGTTTTTAAGAACAATCTTCGATTATATACCATGTCTAATGACGGACATGAAGGAATTTATTAAATCGTCATTATCTGATGTAACTATCGTATCAGTTGGTGTTATATTTATGGTGACTGCTTATCTTGCCCTCACACCATTATATAACGTAATATCGTCGAAAATTAATGAAAAATATCTCTTCAATGGACCAGTATATATAAGCAAGAATACTAACGTAAATGTCCCACCTAAATATGATAATACCGATGGTTCGTCTAGTTCATATAGTATATCGTTTTGGTTTTGGATCACACCCCAACCCATCGGTACAAGTAGCGCTTATAGTAAATACACGAATATATTAACCTATGTCGGTAAACCACTAGTTGAATATAATACAGAATTGGATACATTGAGGGTATCGTCACTTGGAGACAAAAGAGAAGATGATCCCATGGTATATTCCACAAAAAATATTCCTAAACAAAAATGGAATCAATTCGTAATGAATTATGACGCGGGTACAATGGATATTTTTATTAATGGTGAACTTGTAACATCAAAAAATCAAATGGTTTTGGGTTCCCGTGTTGGGAATATAAGTATAGGTGAAACCAATGGTATTGAAGGTGGTGTTAGAAATGTTGACTATTCCGAAACACTATTAAACGCGAGAGGTATCAAAATGTCGTATTTTATAAACAGTTTGTTGTTTAAACTCGAGAATTAGGAAATTTGAAAATTCATTATATTCATAAATATAATGAAAATGTTTTAGTATACGCTTCCCATATGTCCGATATCCGAATATGACGCTGGTTCTGGTGCATTTGCATTTTCGCGTCTTGAAATATTTGCACCACACGATGCAGTTGGTTGCCTTTTTACGTTATTTATCATCCTCTTATTATATGGTAGCGTTGTTGCCGCATTCATCAACATTTTCTCATTGCACGAACAAAAGAAGAAATATACAATGCATCCCCCTATAAATAATAAGAGGACTACAATATCAAGTCTCACTTCTTCATTAAATAATCTGACCCCCATATATATTATGTAAAGAAAATGTTAATACCATCTTGATTCTGGGAAAAATTTCTCAATTCCCTTGTTGTAATCCCCGACATTTATGTTATATATGTTCATATTTCCAGTATTTGTAACCAAATTATAAGATTTCTCGGGCGATTGAGTTTTCCTAAATTGTATATCTATATCATCCACTACTATATTTCCGGTTGAATCAAACAAATGAACACCATCCTTATAATATGAGAAATAATCCAGGTCTTTACTCATAATCGAAACAGTTGTGGTAACAACAGAATCGTCGCCCAGTACATCTCCATTCTTTACGTCTTGAATTGGGACAATATTTCCATTCTTTAGCGTAACAAGTGTGTCGCCATGATACCCCGTATCAAAGTACATATGCACATCCTTTAATTTAATAATGTTCGGTGTTCTTCCAGTACAAATATCAACGTTAGTTAATTCGGAAAGGTCATCTATGGTTATCTCGTCCCAATCGGAAAATATGCACCCATTAAGTGTTATTATTTTACTAGATGTTCCTATACAATATACATATGGGTCATTGCATTGAACAACTTTTGCTTCCGGATGATATTTGGCGTCTATCCAATTATGATAATATATCTTGTGATCATTCGTTACAATAACACCATTTATATTTACAAATGATAACTCGTCATTTACTGATATCTGTATAGATGTGACAATTGACCCATCCAGCAATACATCACCTATCACAAGATCAGAGATTTGTTTGTATTCGCCTCCCATCATAGAGACGTTAGTATTATGTGCAAAACATTTTTTTCCCTTTTTTCCCTTACCTGGCATTTTAGGTAATTTCATATTGACAATATGTATACCAAACGCATTCTTTATGAAATTATTCAGAAGTATCAACACTGCGAATAATGCAACTCCCTGTAAAAATATACCCATACCAACTGCAAATGTAACAGGTGTAACCATAAGTATAATAGCGGTTAGAATTAGGACAACCATAATAAAATTAAAAAACGCTTCACTGAACATTATAAATACCGATACTCCGGTATAGTATGACCCTATGATAGAATAAACTGCTGTTACTATTGTAGCGTGTATCATAGCGATGACACTTTTCATACTTATACTTTGTTGTGTCAGTTGTATCACAAGTTCATTCATTTTTGTAATTATATTTTTGAAAACCGAAATAGTCCCTAGTTTGATTTTTTTTGTATTTTCCAATAGCGTTGTCAATGCATCGCTAATATTAACCATTACTGAAAGACTGCTGTTTATTGCAGATGTTAATGGAGACAATGATATATTAAAGTCTTTCTTATACAACTCTGATATACAGTAGTTGAAATTGTTCACACTTTTTTCATATATAGTGTTACCCTCTGATGATTTAACAAATCCAGAAATTGGAATATATTCGGGTTTACATCGGTTATTTTCCCAGTCACTGTCAATATTGTTAAGTGTGTCATTAATTTTATTTTTAAATACAAAATATATCACGATACAACAAATAAATATCGTTATAATTACGTCTACAATGTATTTGTCTAAATAGGTCTGGGAACCATATAGTTTCTTTATAGAGTCATATGTTGACGTCATTATAATATCATATTATAATATCTAGTATATAGTTTACCTAACTATATCTTTGGATTTATTAGGTGTATCTTCCCAGTCGTGGAAGATATATTCACCTATCGGTATTGTATGGTTATCTGTAATTAAACAATAAACAACATCCAGACAACGTTTTGTTTTAATTGAATCCCTGTAATCGCGCACACAGACAAATTTACCTAACACATTATCATATATCAAATGACTACCCGTTACAAGAATATCATCATTATCTCCGTTTGGTATCATGTAAACACTTGAAATCATATCTGACGTACCTGGTGTGATGTTAGTTATTTTCATAGTTGCAAGTACATGTGTGTCATATTCGAGAGTGTCATTGATTTCTATCTCGTCTATTCTTTTATAATCACCGGTATTGAGTTTTATTTTTGTATCCCCTGAAAAACATCCTTTGGATTTACCTTTAAGTTTACTTATTTTTCTCAATGATCTCATAAATGCAGTGTCATTCGCACTCTCCATTGTAGTAATAGACCCTTCCAATGTATATACAAGTGTTCTTGTTACCCCGATTGTTTTGCCCAATACGTCTTTCATCGATACGGACAGTTTGTAAAATTCCGCAATTACACCCATTAATATTCCATAAATAGAACCAAATGAGTTCATGATATTGTCCCGGAACATACTTACGAATCCATTCGACGATGTTATGTTTGTGTTGAGGTTCCCTCCCATTTTTCCCAATAGGTCTATGTTAAGTTTGGTAGGTCCCATCAAATCCGGCATGTTATTATTACTTATCTTACTTACACAATATTTGAAATTGTCTATATTAGAATGTCCGAATGCTGATGCAAATGGCATAAATAATGGGTTACATCTGTATTTCGCCCATTCTTTGTTCATATCTAAGATTGTATCTGAGACAATTATACTAGAGTATATAATTGAAAATAATAGTAGTATGATTATACTGCGTATTATATCAGATGATCTCATATTACTTTATAATGTGAAAATATCATTTATATAATTAACTAATCTAAATTGTAGTTTATTTTGAATGTTGAATCAGATAATTAGATTTCATAGATAGTAATATGATTTAAATATGAATTATTGATAGTATATATATGGATGAAAACGCGTCGCTTAAACTAAAGGATATGATTTCTCACGATAATATTGAAGATGTTACAAATGATATCAGGCAGAGGAAACATAGTGATAAAATCAAGAATGATGTTGAAATGATGTCGAAACTCAAAAAGTTACACAATATGACTCAACCAATCTCACCTGACAATGAAAATATCCTTATTGCAGGGTGTTCATTCTTATATACAAATTATACTGATATTTTCATCAAACTAAAGAAGGATGAATTTGACCTTGAAATGTTTGATTACTTCCTAATGATTTTGAAACGCATTGAAGAATGCGAAATCGACCAACATACCGGAGCATACGAGGTTGGGAAAGTCCTGAAAAATATATATGTGGATAGTGCATTGAGAATGGGTGAAAAGGATGATGAATCACGAGACGCACCCGTAGACATTATTGACATCTCTTGGAAAGAGTTCAAAAATAAAATTGAATAAGATTTATGATATATATCTCAGTCATTAACACAATGACTTCACCAATCAGTGAATACGTAACCACTTATAAGTCTCCTGACCAACAAGGTGATATGTATCATTGTATGACAACGTTCGCATCAAGTTATAATGTAAATGGAGAAACAATTGGAGAATTTGACATTACTGGTTCCGGATTCGATAATTCTAAGATGGTACAAGGTGATGTTACATATCCAATGGGTATGAACATACATGTTGAAGATGAGTACCATGGCAGAGGTATCGCGAGACGACTGATGCGGAATGTATGTGAGAAAATCATAGAAGTACATCCCAACGTACGTGACGAGCAGTTGATATATATAGATACGGACGCTAGCAATGGGTTCTGGGATAACGTTGGTCTTACATACAATCGATATTTTGAATCGGGTCAAATGAGGGATTTGACCGGACAAGGATACGAAAAACATATTACATTTCAACGTTTGTATGCATGGGCGTGTAGATAATTGACGCAAGTATAATAAATGGTCGAATAAAAAAATAATGGATCACGTGTATTTTACCATATGACATATGTTAACATACATCAACTTGAATATATTTTTCATAAATTTTCGCGAATGGTTTTGATAATTCGAAAATGTCGTTCTTGTCAGTGATAAAGACGTAGCACCGAAGACAAATCAGTGTGTCAACGAGTGCATCGTGGATTCCGGAAGGTACAGTTTTAAATAATGTTTCGTGTAATTCTGTCAGTTTTGGAAACTTGAAATATTCGCGACCACTTGATGACGTTTTCAATATATTTGCAATGAATTTCCCATCTTTCATTGTACAATATTCGCGCACATTAGTAAAGATTGGTGGGAAATGGTTTCGGATACATTCAACCATCACCATTCGCTTATCAAATGAAATATTGTGTGCCACTACCACATCGCAATTACTGACACATTGTCTAAACAATCCAATGACATAGGTAATATCAATGCCTTCTTCATCAATTTGTTCCTTGGTAATGTGGTGAATCGCCACACTCTCTGGTGATGGTTCAATGGGACACTTTATGATATGTGAGAAAGTATTAAGTTCCTTCGTATCAGTATCATATATAATCCACCCCATCTGTATGATGTACGGCCAATCCGATGACGAATAAATGGACGCATTGCGCGATTTGGGCAACCCGGTCGTTTCTGTGTCGAATACAAGAACCTTCATGATTTCTTCTGTAAAAATAATGGGGTTGAGTGTGTTATTTATTTCAATTTTATTATGGTCCAATTTTATTATGGTACAATCTAATCATCCCCTATAAATTGTTCAAGCGCTAGGTCTAAATCGTCGTCATTTTCCTCCAGATATTTCAAAAGATTACTTGGATGAAATTTCAGCGCGATTTTGGGTTCCCGTACCAGTTCCCACAACCATCGTTTGAATTGTCTTTTAAATTTGATTGCATAGTATAACTCTTTGAATATAATAAGCGTGTTAGTCTTGACACACATAACATCAAGCGTTTCACTTCGAGGATCTAATACGTAAAATGGGTTACCTGTGCAGTATATAGACCGCAAGTTTTGATTGAATTGTGGAAGTTCGGTTAAATGATTACCGTGACAATACATGTACCTGAGATCTTTATTGAAGTGCGGTAGAACATTTATTTCATTATCAGAACAATTAAATGATATTAACTTTTTATTTAATGGTGGCAGTGAAACCAACCGATTATAGTCACAATACATATACATCAACTCTTCATTGAAATCCGGTAAATAAAACAAGTTGTTGTTAGAACAATTCATATATTCAAGTTTATGGTTGAATTTCGGTAAATACGTGATATCATTATTGTAACATTCAATCCGTTGTATTTGTTCCGTGAATTTAGGTAACCAAGTAATTTGGTTATTATCACAATAAAATCTCTCCATTTTTTTATTGAATTCTGGAATAATCGTTATCATATTGCAACTACAATTAAATGATTTCATATTGGGATTGAATTGGGGAATATATGTTAAATAATTATTGAAACAATAAAATTCTTCAAGGAGATCATTAAATGGCGGGATGGATGTCAATTTATTTTTAGAACAAACCATCTTCCTTACATTTCTTCCGAATGGTGGTAGTTTTGACAGGTTATTATTCGAACAATATATACCTATAATGGTATCACTTATTGTTCCCAATGATGTGATATAATTAGATGAACAATCAATATATTTTAATTTTGTTAGTCTTGAAATGTCTGGCATATTATCAAGACCTCTACATGAGATGTTTAATTCGGTCGTATCCCACGGCAGTGCATCGATAAAATCTTGACAATCACCCATTTATATAATTTATATACATAATCCAGGTTAGACAATCAATTTTATAATAGTTAAATTCAAGAATATCATCAATGCATTTATGCCGCGTTTCATTGTATAAATAAAATTGAAATGTATTCTGACCCATAGATAGATTGTATCAAAACACCATTATGCTGTCTATCTTTCTCCCCGAAGACATCGTCCTTCTAATTCTCTCGTATGGGGATGTTTATGTGACCCAAAAAATGGAAGATGTGTTGTTCCAATTGAAATATCATTTGGAGATATTCGACGAAATACGAAACAAATCAAGGTTCTTCAAGACATATAATCCTTGTGCTGGGTATACCATTGGAATGTTTTACCGGTCCATGCTGCTGAATAAAAAGAAAAAAATGATACATTGGATACCACCTTCTATGAAATATTGGATCCTATCCAGTAGTTCGTCCAGTGAACGTCTATATAAATATTCTATTAGTAGTGATATTTCAACCACTGAAATGTATCAACACACACATAGGACGAGTGAATATAAATACGAGTATATTAGTGATGATATTTCAACCACTGAAATGTATCAACTCACACCTTATAGGTATGAATATAATTGCGACTATATTATTAGTATATCTCAATGGACTTCTATTGAATATATTCCTGAACCTGAAAAACCACCTTATGAGTTCATTCCGTTCAAGTGGCGATATGCTAGGTGTATGGGAGAACCATACAAGGGTGGAAAGGGGTACGGCAAACATGGTCGTGGCAAACATGGTCGTAGTAATTATTCAAAAAGGGGTAATAAAAAACATTAGATTATGAAACGTACATTATTATTTTTTTATATGAAAAATAATAAGATGTAATCTCGCGAGACGGATTCGAACCGCCGACCAATGGAATACAAAACCTCTACAGTCCACCGCTCTACCATCTGAGCTATCACGAGATATATATTGTAACTATAAGTATTTTTTGTTTTGAACGAATTGAAAAAATGAGATTATAATCCAACGGATGATGAAATAGAAACGAAAATGTTTATTAAGATAACTGAATTAATTGATGAATTGGATAAAGAAGAAGACAAAGGGCGTGATTTGTTCCCTTGTGAACAAAATGATGAGTATCCTCTTTGCAGTGATGACGTATCTGGTGACTACTAATTGAAATATCAATGTATTATCCGACGATATAATGAAACTAATGATAAATGTCCATTGATATTCTTTATTTAAAACTATTATATACCTCTTTCTTAAATATTTCTTTATCACTAATGAAATTTTTATATTTTGACCAATAAATATTATAATTATTATTAAAACATGGTATTAGTTTGTCTTTATCTAAAAATACAATTGCATCTGTATGTAACCCTACAAAATGACTAACATTAGAACCAATCGACATAATAAAAATGTCAGATTGTATCATTTCATTTACCCCCACCAATAAATCAGTATTGTTATGATACGTTATATTAATATTTTCTATATCTAAATTTATTTCAGAATCAGAATAAATATGAAACGTACATTTATTTTCTAATATATCACGCAAAGTTATTATAGTATCGATAAAAAATCCATTTGGTGTAAATCTTCCATTTGATTTCCCATATTTCGTTATATCACCTCTCCTAATATGTAGACAAACATTCACATCAGATAATAAATAATCACTACTTACTTTATTTAATTTATAACTTGACTTCATTAATTTAATATTTGTATCTGAAAATATATCATTAATATGAAAATGACGTTTAGATGATCTATTTAAACCAACTAAGTTTTGATCTGGTTCTGAGTATGCGCGTTTTTCTTTACGCAATGCATTTACGTCATGATTATCACTAGTTTCATCTATTAAATTATTTATGTTATATATTTTTGCAAAATCTATATTAATATCATTGTCGTTATATGGTATATGAATGTGTGTAATATTTAAAATTTTCGATATAAAAAAACTTAATAAATGTCGTATTATTTGTGAAAATAGTCTATCATTATACGGATGTCTATATATATATAATTTATCCATCTTATATAATGAAGATACTTTTAACATTTGGAACAACCGGGGAATATGAAAAAAGAGCAGAAAGATTAATCAATTTAATGAAAGAATTAGATATTTTTGATAAAATTATTTTGTTAACAGAACAAGATTTAAAAAACGATCCTATATTTTGGAATCAACATAAAACGTTTATAGAAAATAATAAAAGGGGGTATGGATATTGGGTATGGAAAAGTTACATCATTAAAAAACAGTTAGAAATATTAAATGATAATGACACATTGTTATATTTAGATTCTAGTATAATATTCCGCGCTAGTAAAGATAAGTTTATAGATTTATTTAATATCGTAAAAAGAGATTATATAATTGGTAGTTATTGTAGAGTAAAATGTTTAGAATATGTTTGGAATAAAATGGATTTAATAGAAAATTTAGATATGAATCATGATGCATATTTAAATACGCGTCAAAGACAAGCAGGTTCAATTATGATATTAAATAATAAAAAAACAAGAGAACTTATTGATAATTGGTATACATTATCCAGTCAATATCATTTTATAGATGATACTCCTAGTATAATAAAAAACATAAGTGGATTTAAAGAACACAGACATGATCAATCCATATATAGTTTATTGACTAAAAAATATAATATATATAGTAACGTTGATATGGTTGAATTTTTAAATTTATGGTGTTTAAAACATTCACGACCTATATAAATATGGTTTTAAAATCAAAATTCAGATGTGACATTATATTCTATTTACTTCCACGAGATTTTTTAGATTTTCTTGTTGTATTGCGCACCCCTGTGCCACGTGGCGCGTTGCGTGCCATTTCAGTGAGTTCTGCAGGTGTTAACTTATTCAAAAATTCCAAAAAGTGTTCATTAAACTCTCTGCGAAATTCTCTAAATTCTTCTGAATCTCTAGAATTTTTCGCGGATGCACTTCTTTTTGGTGTTACCACTCTGGGTTTGTATAGTTTTTTGGATTTTATATCGCATACGGCACAATTCCACGACATTTTTCTTTTCGTCATATGTGCTTTTACAAAATCGGTGTATCTGGTCATTTTATATTGTAACATCAGATATTTTTTTTAAAAAAATCGTTCAATGATAGTGATTTTTGACTACCATCATTTATTATGTATATTTGAGATATTTTTTTCGTTTATTTGAACGTTTATTCCGTTTATTTTTTTTCTTGGTAGTAGTCCTTTTGCGTTTTATTTTTCGTGTCCGACCTCTTAAACGATGTCTTCTTGTGATGAATGCTCCGCCTATACTTGCGCCCTCGGACCTAGACATTTCGGTGGCGGCACCAGCTCCAGACGCAGCTGGTCTAATCGTAGCAGATCCAGACGTAGCAGATCTAGACGTAGCAGGTCCAATCGTAGCAGGTCCAATCGTAGCAGATCCAGACGTAGCAGATCCAGACGTAGCAGATCCAATCGTAGCATACCGGTCGGCAGCGGCTTCTGCAGCGGCAGCGGCGTGATTATATGTTACTGCAGATTTAGCAGTAAGAAGTTTATCATTATCTTTCCCTGATTTAAGTAATTCCCCTTTAACAGCATTACATTCAGCAAAAGTGTCGAAACCATATATTTTTATCTCTGCAGGTTTTTCAATGGAATCGCGGATAAACCTTTGTAGATCATGATCACTTAATCCTCCGGTAATAAGCGTATCACCAGTACCACTAGTATCAACATCAACATTATCTAAGTCAAAAGATTGGCCCAACATAGCCCTAATAGCGCCATCTGCATCCGCTTGAAATTCCGGCAATTTACCAGCGTTAACAGCATCACCCATTAGTTTTCTCGTAAATGTCCCTGATAATAAATTGGCCTTATTGGCCTTACCACTACCACCCTCATAAACCTGTAACTCCCCTGCAAACTCAACCTTATATTGTTCTTTTATACTAGTTACTATATCCTTGTGTTTTGACGCGATTTCCTGAACGTTGGGTGAACGTTTGAGATAGATTCGGCGTCTATCCAAACTTGGGTTGAATATAATGACCCATGTATATACACCTGGGGGCAAATTTCGCTTTTCGGGAAGTGGTCCTTGTATAAGTGGTTCTTCATCATTTAACTTTTTCATATATGGTTGACTAAACCTAAATATAAGAAATTTGCCATGTTCATTTTCCTTACATTGTTTGGGTGGAAGTATATATGGTTGCTTTAGGGGTGCTGGGGTTTCTGTTGTTGCTTTTGTGGTGCATTGCTTACGCGATGGGTTTCTCGATTTTTTGGGGTTGGGCTCCTTTACCATTATTATACTATAACTAAATATAATAATGAAATGTGGTATTATGACGGTCACATATAAAGTCAAGTAAAATACATTTTGTATTTATAGTTGTAGTGTGAAGTGATTGATCGTGAGGAAATTTGTTTAATTGTAACTTGTCTTCACAATCTTTCAGATATATAACTATAATTACTCGCGATTTACACCTTTCTTCAAAACGTCAAACATGTGAACCCATTTTATGGGCGTAATTAAATAAAATTGAAATGGATTTACTCTGTATCGGTATTGTATCCACCAGGAAAAAACTGCTCTCAAATCGACTCAAAAAAACTTCAATGGCTCGCAACACCTCGTCACTTGAGATGTCGTCCGATCTTCAACGCAAGTTAATCGAGCGCTCCAAGATTTCACTGCTGTCTTCGTTTGACGAACTCGAGACAGAGTGTGAGATTGAGGGGACCAAATTGTACCATCCTAACCAAGAAGCAACTGCAACGGAGGTTGCAAATACGATCCTTAACGACCCGGCAGTCGTATTCCAACTTGTGAAAGCAATGACACAAACTGGAAAGACGGGATGTATGCTTGCTGTCATCCGTTCTTGTTTTACTCTCGCAGGTTGCAACATCATCGTGAATCCCAAGAACATCTTCATCATTACAGGTATTAGTTCGACGGATTGGAAAGAACAGACAAAGGCGCGATTCCCTACAGCACTCAAGGACAACATCTACCATCGCGGCGAACTAGCAAAAAAACTCAAGTTGCGACTCGCTGGTCTTCGTGACGTAGTCATTCTCATGGACGAGGTACACGTTGCGTCAAAGGATGAGATGACGATCAGCAAGTTGATGGAACAAACTGGTCTCAGGGACATGGAGTACCTCCGGGAAAACAACATTAACTTCGTTGAGTTCTCGGCGACACCCAACAAGGTAATGGACGACATGTCACTTTGGAACGAGTATGCGAAACAACACGTCATGCAACCGGGACCTGGATACAAGGGAGTTCATCATCAACACGAGAATGGACGCGCATTCCAAGCAAAGGATCTATTCATTGCCCCGAACCCTGACCGCAGCAAAATGACCGAGGAGCAGTGCGAAGAGCGCAGACTTCTCATCTCACCAGCATACGCTGCCATTGGCGAACTCAAAGAAAAAATCATTGATGTTTTCCCTGATGACCCCCGTCACCACCTTATTCGGGTCCCTTCTGGTGAGAAATTCGACACTGTTGTAGAGCGGTTCAAGGTAGTATTTGGCGAGGAGGACTTCTACCACGCGCCGTGCCACTCCAGGGCGAAGGAAAATGACGTGCAGTCTCTCATCAAAGATGTTCCGTCCAAACACACACTGATCTACATCAAGGAACACCTTCGTTGCGCGGTCACTCTTCACCCTAAGGAAAATGTTGGCATCCTATATGAACGTGTCTCGGACAATGACGACGTGATGATTCAGGGTCTCTCTGGTCGCGCGACTGGATATGATGTGCAGGACGACATGCTGGTCTACACTAACATTGAGAGTCTCGAGCGCTACATGAAGGTGTGGGATTCAGGGTTCACTGATCTGGGTGATTTCACGTACCATGGGATGCGGACCAAAAAACCCAAACCAACCGTGTTTCATCCTGACGGATTTGGAAATTCTGGAATTGAAATTGACGAACCAGAGAGCAACGAAGATGATGGTTGGGAACTTCTTCAGGAAGAAAGTGCGGACCTTACCCATATCAACAAATTCCTCAAGGACAATGGTTGCCGCCAGAAAAAAAAGTTTACGACTGATCCTGTCACCAACTTCATTATGTCGTCTACTACCAAGAAGTTGTCCGTGATGCTATACTCAGACGTGAAGCGTGAGATGGAGTCTTGGTCAAAGACATCGTGTTTGGACGTGAAGGGTAAGGATGGACCATCTGGTCGCATGTTCGTGGCATACAAGGACACCAGTGACATTGATTCGGTCGTATACATTGCCCGTGTGATCAAGAAACGGGAATCAGCGGAACCGAGTGGCGCAGCAGAACCGAGTGGCGCAGCAGCAGAAGCGGATTAGACATTGGGGGTACTACATGTAAAAAAAAATCAAACAAAAAAACAAATAAAAAAGGGAATATTTTTATTTTGACAACCAATTTGATAAGAACAAGTCGCCTTCATCACTTCGTTCTGGATGCCACTGAACCATAACACAATTCCTGTAGTGACACGTCATAACCTCATTTTTATGTTTCATTTGTAACCTTATTCGTGGTGGAAGAGACGAAACATTTATGTGCGTATAATGTGTTCTTGCAGCAGATATCGGTATTTGCATGCCACCTGTTAAATAGTTATTATATAGCGGTGTTAATAGAACGGTGTCATCTTTACTCTTTTTGCTTGTCGTCAGTTTACACCCCAATGATTTCAGTATACTTTCCATTGAATAACAAATGAGAAGAATTCGTTTATCTTGTAACCCCAGTATTTTCTTGTTTACTTGTGGACTTATCGGATCATTCACGTCTAATGGTGACCCACTAAATATCCAATTACGAATATTTGAATGTTTTATCATGGTAAAATGGTCGTCATATGGAGTTAATAAGGTTACATCGTGTCCTAAATTTCGTATTACCTTTACAATCGTTGGAGATGCAATATTGTAGTAGTTAACAATTCCAATCTTCATTATTATATAAATATATTAAATTGAATTATATATTTATTATGTTTTATTATACCAAAATGAATTACGTAGATATGTCCGAAATAGATAAACAAATAGATAACATCTTAAAAACGATTGATAGTTACATTATCAGATTAAATAAGGCGGACGTTATGGTAAACCTAATACGTACAAAAGTAATACCCAATGATATCTGCTGTGTCAAAGGAGAAGAAATCATTTATACAGAAGCAGAATTATTGATTGAATGTGATCTATGAATAATTGTTTAATAAAATTGAAATGGTATTTAACATATATTGCCATTACAATTAAACATCATGTCATCGATCATCATGCCATCGAACGATGAGAAAAAGCGAATTGCAGATGCGAAGCGTGAGGAGAAACAGCTAATTGCAGATGCGAAACGCCAGGTGAAACTGGAACTTATGGAAGCGAAACGCCAGGAGAAAAAGCGAATTGTGGAAGCGAAACGCCAGGCGAAACTGGAACTTATGGAAGCGAAACGCCAGGCGAAAATGGAACTTATGGAAGCGAAACGCGAGGAAAAGATGCGAAATTCACAAACGAAAAAAAGAAAAAATGTAGATACGAATGCCTACGAATATGTTATTGCCGTACTTATTTTGAATCCTGAATTTGTTTCTAAAGATCAGTTTATGACGTGGGTCGTAGACGAATCTCGACTATGTGGTTGTGAGTCGGAGACCATACATGCATACAAGGTGGATTTGGAGAGCAGACCAGTCACCGAAGTTGACAAATATATATTGAATTATAAACTTCAAATGCCATCTCACAACTCTCCCGTGGTGCGTGTTTATTTGGAAGGGAAGAATTGTAAGTCTCAAAAAATTGTGGATTTGAATCAGGGATTAGACGTCAAACAACAAAAAGCGGACATTTATGTAGAGTGCATTGATGGATTCTATGGAATATCTATCAAACAGGATGACATGTGCACAAAATCTAATTATTCAATTGAAAAAATGATAGGGACGGTATCACCCGAATGTGAACTTGAATTACGCGAATGTCGCAAAACATTTCTTCGAGAAAACGGATTTGAAATGTACCCAAAGTCAAAACGCGAAGATGTTAATAAACTGTTCCATTGTACAAATCCATATTGGGAATTGGTGCGAACCAAACTTGTGGTACACAATGATTTCATCAAGGAGTCTATCATAAAAAATATGTTTCCCGAGGTCCCATATAAACTCTATGAGTACGATGGTATCCGCGTGCATTCACTTGATAATACGACAACTGAGGTTACGTTGTCGGAACACGCCCCTTATTATCTTGACGCTCGTGGTTGTCGTCGCAATGCAGCGAAATTGTTCTATCAATTGGTTGTAAATGAAAAAATATACAGGGTTGAAATTCGTTGGAAAGGGAATATTTGGGGTGCATCACCTCAATTTCAAATACACGCTAATTAAATTTGAAGTTGTAAAGGTTGAGAACAATATTCATTACATAATGAACTACATCTACATTAACAGCATTTCCAAATTGTTTATACGCTACATTATCTTTTTCGTGTAGGATAAATGATTCTGGAAAGGATTGAAGTCGTGCACATTCACGAGGAGTGATATATCTTCGCTCTTTTGCATAAATTGGGGTTTGGACGATAGCAACAAGTGTTGGGAAATATTTACTTTTTTTAACACGAATTCCAGATTGACGGAATTGGATGAAATGGTTGAATATACTATCATCCGGTAACTTAGGACCTGCCTGCCACTCTAGTTTACCATATATTTCTCGTCTGGTAAGTTGGTCCTTGTTTATATCACACCATTCATCCCATTTATCTTTATATTTGTTATATATTGGTTTATTTTTGGTAATGTATTCTTGTTTCCATTTAGGCAATGATTTGAATTCTTTCTCGGTGTATTCACTATTAAATTCATTACACATTATGACCGGACTCATTGATTGACCGACATCGAAATGGCGCACCATTTCATCCCATATTTCAAGAACATTTTCTAGTTCAGGTGGTATGTGATATGGCATGAGTTTGGTTTTGTCCTTTTCAATGATAGAATCAATATCTATTTTCGTATTTGGTACACCAATGACAACTGGTATAGATGGAGAATATATGTCATTTCTAATACAAATAAATATCACGCGTTCACGTTGTTGCGGAATTCCCAATTGATGTGGACTTAATTCACACGTATCTACGTGGTATCCGGATTCATTGATTCTATTTAATATGTGGTCAAATACGGTTCCGTTATCTATTTTCTTGATATGTTTTACATTCTCCAAGAACATATAGGATGGGTGTTTCACTTGAGCAATTGCAAGTATACTCTCAAACAATTTGCCACGTTCATCAGATAATCCTTTTTTTTTACCAGAATTCGAGAAACTCTGGCATGGGAATCCACCAGTGAGTACGTCAAAATCAGGTATATCAGTCGGATTAATCTTTGTGATGTCTCCAGATGGTTTAATACCATAATTCATTTCATATGTATTCCTGCATTGTTCGTCAATATCGGACGCAAATACACAATGTCCGTTTAATCGTTTTAATGCCTGATGAAATCCTCCAATTCCACAGAATAAATCAATGAATTTAAATGCAACATCTTTGGAAATTGGTTTATCAATTGGTTTAGATTTATCACCAATAAGTTCAATTAATTGTTTCTTTGTTTTACTGTAACATTTGACAATCCCTAACTTTTCACATTCGTCAAGTAATTGTTTTTTACTAAACGAATTCATTCTAATTGATAATAACATTATAATATCGATTATTTCAATTTATTATATAATGTTAATAATTTTATTTGAAAATACACCATATTAGGTGTGTATAAAGATTAACAACCATTTACACGAAGTCACATATACTACTAAGCAGATAATGCAGCTACCATTTCTCCGCCATATTCTTCCGCCGCGGGATTCACATATTCAGTCAGATGGGGTTTATCTACAGATTGGAAGAGGGGAACAACATCATAAGGACCGATTTTACTATCACTCGCGCGAGTCATCCGTACTTTATGTTGCATATCCGCTAATATTCCATCAATTATATAAACAGGAGGAGGGACAACATCACTGGCAGCAGAACCAGCAAGTTTACTAAGAACAATACCATCCATACCCTCATAATCAAAATCAAAATCAGACAAAATCCCAGCAGAAACAGAACCATCAGAACCATCAGAACCATCACCATCAGAATCAGAACCATCAGAATCAGAACCATCAACAAGGGCAGCAGCCCAGGAACCAGAACCAGAACCATGACTTTTAGCCATCGCATCAATAAGGTTTATGAGATACGTCTCTATGTTAGTTACCTCTATTGGGTTACTTCTAAAGTCAATTACAACCTCTGTTAAGAAAGCTTTAATACCATCCGTATCAACAATATCCACTTCATGACTGATATAACGTGCCAACAATCGAGTAAATAATTCAAATTCGGCTTGTGTTAGGTTTTCTGCTTCACTTTCTTCACTTTCTTCACTTTCTACTTCACTTTCTTCACCTTCTACTTCACTTTCTGATCCTTTTCTAATTCTCTTGGATCGATCTCCATCATTTTTCCCCGAGTGTAAATATTGACTTGGCTTGACTGATGCCGCTTTTTTGCGCTTCATTGTTTGTGGTAATTTTCCATCTGCTAGTTCTTCATCTCCTGCTGGTGAGTCTATACTAGACACAAGATCAGTAGTTAAAGCAAGATTTAAAATAACTGATCTCAATTTACTACCACCAATGGCAGCAGAACCGAAACCAGGTTGTGACGCAAAAATCACACTATTCCTAAGAGCAGAACTAGCAACATGAAAGAATCTCGACATAACTTCATTAATAATTATATCAGGTTCATAATTTAAGTGCGCCGGTCTATCCCTAGATGAGGGATCCCTATATTCGGTCATTTCTTCAGATTCTTTTGTGTATCCAAGACTCTCGAGACTACCAAGCATTTTGAGACTATTAGGCATAAGCATTAAGAGATTAGGCATCATTTCGAGAGTAGCAGTCTCTTTGAGACTATCAAGCATTCTGATACTATCAAGCATTCTGAGACTATCAATCATTCTGGGACTATCACTCATTCCTTCATCCATTTCCATAATCTCTCTCAAAAGATCCTTTAGATATACATATTGGGCGTCATCATCCAGTACGGTTATATCTCTCAATTTACTAATGGATGTAACATTGATAAATGATTTTAGAATACAAATTATTGCAGAAAGAATATTCTCGGGTGCAAGTCGATGATTAGCCTCAGGGTCTTCTAATGGTGTCCTCTTTTTTGATTTTGCCCCCCTTGTTAATGTTAACATTCCGTGATCATCATGTAGGAATAATCCCGCAGGTTCATTCACAAATGAATTCGCTAAAAAATCAATATTTAGTCTGAGTACACTATATTGACTGGTAGGCATTCCATTGTCTATCTCATCATTAAAGTCAGGAATTTTCCTATACTTTTGATATGTCAATAAGACTTTAAGATCTTGCTCGCGGTCTTGATCATAGTTGTGTTTCAATTGTTCTTTGAGTGGTAAATCGGGTATAACTAAATGATTATAAAAAAATTTAACAATATGCTTACACCATATTAGGTTTCCTGGATGATCACCGGTTGTTCTCATAACATCAAATATCATATGGAACATTTTACTCATTACGTCATGTAAATAAGATAAAATTACTTGGTTGGAAATGTCCATTTCAACCATTTGGTGGATAATGTTCATTAACTCTACAGACATATCTATTATGTTTGATACTCTAGTAAAATATCTAAGCGCTAATCCTCCATCAGTTACAGCAGGAACCAGTTCTTTTCCTGTTATTCCAATTGCAACTGTATAACAATTTTCGAATATATTATATAAAAATCGCATAAGTTCGATTGTTTTTGGATCTGCTTCGCCTCCATTACTTGCCTTATATTTTTCAATTATATCTTCTAGATCACTTGTTCGTTCTACCTCCGTACAAACCCGAAATAACATTTTCATTGTGTTTATATCTTCAACACCCACGGCAATTGCTCGTGGGAAGCGAAGACTTGCACCTTCACTTCTGATTTTTTTGTTCATCATCTTGTTAAAGATATCTTCAGGGAGTTGATGTTCCATGGTAGATAACAGGCCAACACTCAAAGTAAATGACCCGGTCAAATACCTGTATGCATGACGCGTAGCGGGAGAAAATAGTTCCACGAATTTTCTAAATTTGCTAAGATGATCAATCCAGTCAAGCATCCTCGAACAACATGCAGTATTTCCTAGTCTATATTTTTTCTCACTATAGCTAAACCCTATCGATTCTGGAGGATCGGACGCGTTTCTCGGAATACCGTGTTGGATGAAACTAAATATATTTGCTTCCCCGGTTCGCCATCCTTCGATAGAGAATATGGGTATAGCAGCAGTGAATACCTTTGTCATTGACGACTTATCAAAAAATCTTGACCAGCTATCAAAAAACAGTCCGAAATCACGATATTCTTTGTACTGTTCATTTTTATACCGGTTCATAGTAACTTCTTTGTAATACCTCATTACAGAAGTACTTCCTAATAACGTTTTTAATAATAATGATAACATGTTCTTATCACTGCTTTGATTGATAGATGGGTCATCAAAAATACATCTAATTTGATTTCTAACGATATATAACGGGTCTGTACTCTTACATATTGGTATATAATGGTTGACATTTATATCACCAACAACATGAACTCCTCTTGCACGCATTTTTGTTATTACACGAGAGTTGAGTAACATATTCAGTGGTCTTACTCTATGAGTATGTGTCATCATAGCACCTATTTTAGAAATACGAGCATATATATCAGTATCATCGGTTGATAATTCTGCCGCACGTTGTGTAGTTTCAATTATAGTCATCAATAACTGTCTATCAAAAGACCATATGTCGGGTGATGGGAGATCGGGACGTGATTGGTCAAGGTCACGAAGGTGTTTATCCACGATACATTGCAGTATCCCTAATAATAGATGTGATTTATCTCCCATATACTTAAAAAAACATGCAAGTTCTATCATAATTTCATTACTCAACCTTTCCACATCTTTCATTGCCACCCTGCGTCTAATCAACTCCTGCCTAACAAATTCGTGTAACGCGTCTAAAAATAGGTGGGTTCCATCAGCAACAACTTCAGTATTCTTCGCTCGTGTACACTTCTTGATATATTTTCTCATTTCCGCATTGGACATTTTAAACGGATAAGAACCGCTGCCATTTATAGATATATGAATTTCTTGACCAGCGGATTGTACACTATCAACAGTAAGTGATGCGAGTGCCATATCAAAAACAATCTGCTTAACGCCGCCTAGAGAACGGTATCCTGGAGTATTGGCGCAATAAAATGCTGTCATTCTGAAAAATGAATTTACTATACTAGTCAATACATGTGGATCACTTCCACCGGTTTCGTAAATGAACCCAAATAAAAGAAACATAGGTTCAGCGCCAGCAAACCAAGTACCTTTACCAGTAGATGATGAATCAATGTATCCTGCTATTGAACGCGTTGAGTCAGTAGTCGATCGTCCTAATCCAGTATCGAAATGGTCTGGTGCTGGTTCTCCTAGTGCTGGTGGTATTAGTGATTTTAATGGACTTCTAATTGTATTATGAGGAGGAGGATCATCAGGATTGCCAAATATATACTGAATTTTTCTTGTCATATGACCATCAACATCGGCAAAAATTCTAACGCTACCAAATGGGGGAATGTCCACACGATTGTTAACGACTAAGAAGCCGCCATCATCAACTGATATCACTCTATATATAGATTCTGCTGGAAATGGAGGAGCAGTGTCCCTACTACCATCTACATCGTTTGGTTCAGGTACTGGTTTAACAGTATCATCATGACCTCTTCTACTATACATCATAAGAGTTTTACTCATGAATTCAAATGCTTTTGCTCTACACGTTTGTATAACATCATCATCATCCCTTTTTTTATCTACATCTACCAATTTATCGTGCCCCCTCTCGATAGACCTATCGTGACAAATAGCAGACAACTCATATATAACCTCTAAATGTCTATCAGTTAATATTGGTCCTGGTAGACTGATATATTGTGGGGGTACTGTTTCCACTGTGGGTCTACTCAGACCATGTCCTGTGCGAACAACTCTGGACCATGGTTTGATGTAGTCACGTACAATATTACCTGTTACATTTACAGTTCTAGGAAACGCAAGACCAGTTAATCCACCACGTTGAATTATACTCCGTGGTTGCCCTGCTACTTGTTGTACCGGTGGTGTATTTCTAATCGGTACTCCTCTTCCTCTGTGTCTTCCTTTTCCGTTGGGTCTTCCTGTTCCAATGTGTCTTCTTGTTCCTGTGTGTGTTCCTTTTCCGTTGGGTATTGGTTTAGTAGATGTAGACGATCTTCTTGTTCCTCTGGGTGTTCTTCTTATTGGTATTATTCCTATGGGTATTCTTCTTCCTTTACGTCGTGTTACTCTTCCTCTACGTCGTGTTATTCTTCCTCTGCGTATGCGAGCAGATATGGACTTTGACCGGTCATCAGTGGGTTTCGTTATGTATTCATTATAAAAATAAGTGTAATATATAATATTTTTTGTATTTATTGTCCTAGTAATACCACCATACTCAATAGTTACCATTGAATCATACAACTTCTTCATGTAATCAATAACATTATCAAAGTTATCATTTAGGTCTTCTATTCGTACATCTCGTATTGCATTGAACAACGATAAGTTCAAAACATCTTTCAGTAAGCGGTATGATTCTTCAATTGACAACGATTTTTGCCCTAAGGTTATTTTTGTTATCCTTGGAAATGAGGTGGAACCAGACGAGAATATCATTTTTTGGTATTCATGTGTTTTTAAAAAATACATAATTCTCACAATCATAAATGCATTTTCAAATTCTTGCTTTGATTCCAGCATCCTTTTTTGTTCATCATTATTACAAAATACCAAAAATGTATGACTAATTTTATTAGTTAATTCAATTATTTTTGATTTCAAATCTAAACCACTTGGGATGAATTCATGATAATTAACTCCTTTTTTTAATAAATGTAATAATATTCCGAATCCTATAGTATTAAGTCTATCATATGCACGAGTTAATTCATGAATTAAATATTTAGAATTGTATTTATATAGATGATCGCGTCGTTCAGCAGCATCGTCTAATTGTGATAAGTACAGCATTTCTAGATTATCGATGGGGACAGATACAGGACGACCTATACTACGAATTTGTTCATTAAATAACGTTTTAATAATGCCTCCGATTTCCTCGTAAACGTCAATCATTTTATCATCATCGTAGAGTACTGCAATGCGCGCAGCATATACGACCATAATGTCACCTATATTTTGTATATCTTTTGTTATGGTTGCTCCATCATTGATATGAATTGGGAATGCTATCATCATATCATCTGGTATTTCACGCATAAATAAAAGGAATGATTTGTCGGATGTTAATTCTTCTTGTGGAGACATTTTGCTAGTTTGACTACTTGTATCCGAAATCGTCTCTTTTATACTATTGAGTGGGGATTCATACGACATTATATATATATTTATATATATTTTTAATGAATGTAACCAATTATATTAGACAATGAAAAATAATATATATTGTATGAGATTGTTATTCTGACATTTCTAGAAATGCTTCCATTCCAATCGTGTTAACAAGACGTTCAATCACACGGGGGTGACATTCCTCCTCTATTTTCGGGCGACGCACAAGATGCCATAACCAATACATGAATTGTCTTTTGAACCTGATACAATAATACATATGGATAAATTTGTGATGTATATTGGTTTTCGCTACCATTTCATCTATGTTGTCAGATACATTATATATTACACTACTGAAAACAGAATCATATATACAGTGAAATCTCAATGTGGTAATACTAGGTGGTATCAATGGAAGACGGATTAACGACGAAACCATGATAACCAGACTTGTAATTCTTGGATTATTGTACCGCACATTATTTGTGAATTCAGAATCACAAATAATATTTGATATACTCGGCATTTTTTCAATATGAAATGGACAACCTCTACAATCTAAATAGTCAACCCTTTCCATCCCATTTGGTAAATGTTTAATTGGATTATGTGCAATGGATAAATATTCTGCTTTCATGTGAATGTATGGTATATGTGTGAGTTTATTCGATTTACATATGATGTTTACGAGTGATTTCGGAAAATAATCAATTGTTTCAATCTGATTACATGAACAATCAAGGTGTTTCAATCCGGTTGGTAGATTAGACAATGATCGGATACGATTATATTTACATTCAAGAACCCTCAGTGTTGGTGGAAGGGGTGGCATTTCAGTAATGTAATTATTCGAACATTTAATCTCGATGACATTGTGATAAATGGGTAACTGACTAATGTGATTGTCGCAGCAATAGATTCGTTCTATTTTAGGCATAAATGGTATGTTCTCTAGTATATTATTCTGACACCTTAGAATACGTATCGATTCTAAACTTTCTTGTGATTCCAAGATACTCGTCAAGTAATTATAACTGCAATCGAGATATTCTGTTGTTTTTGGAATGTGAATGGATGATAGTGAATATAGATGTTGAAATGAGATGTCCATCATTGTTGTATTGATATTAAAAATAATAAGTGTAATATCAATTTTATCTAGACATTATCTCCTGGCGGGTCCACACTATCAACCAGTGGTACGATTTCCAATCTCTTACTATTTGTTTCCGTGTCACATCGGTAATCTGTATTTCGGCGTTCGTCGCGCAAAGTCATAATAGATCGTTCAATGTTTAACAACTCTCGTCGTTGTTGAATTCCATTACAATAGTAGAGGATAGTCGCAAGACAAAATCCAATAAGGAATGATCCAATCCCCATAAGTGTAATGATTCCATATGCCATTAGGTTTTCCATTTTGATACTATTCCATATTGTCTGTCATTGAACCTTCAATTTTATCGTAATCAATATGATAGATGACATTTTTCATCTAAATATATTATTGTATAGTTTTTCATATTTATCTAGATAATGTGCAGTGGCATCTACTGCACCACCCATAAATGCTAGATGATTTTTTGATGTTTCTGTGAAACACCCCAATGCAAATAAATTATCAATGTTTCCTTTCATTGGTAAATCATCATATGTGCTTTTGGTATACCCAGTATTTTTAGAAATCCATTTGTTGTTTATTTTTTGTAGACCACTACTGGTGGTTGTTATTTTTGGGGAAGGTATCTTATAATTATCTCTAATTTGAAAAAAACATTCGTCAATTACCTCATCGTGAGTACATTCATTTGCCGTTTTATTGATTCGTTTACTTTTCGTATCCATATCTACGATACAACATGACCATACGGTCTTTATGTCGGGGTCATTTGAATATTTTTTCAACCAATTGCTTACTGGTAAAATGATAACCGTCCAATCACCATTACAACTCCAACACCATTCATTTTTGAAATGAACAATTTTATCAAAATGTAGTTGGAACCCAAACCCTGAATAAAATGTATTATTGCTCCATTCTTTCATTTTATCAATCGGCATCCAGTTGTTGCGAATGGTGGGGGAACTATTTACCAGGATAGGATACAATCCATTAGACTGTGTGCATAAAAATACCTTGTCACCCATTCGTTTGTCATCATATCCATAGTTTGTATTTTTAACTAAAAGTGTAAATTTAGAATTGTGTTGCTCTATACCAGTAACTCGTGTTTCTTTTAATATAGTTACATTTCCTTTTTTTGTTAGATAACGTTCAATTAAATCACGCCATTTATTTGGTTCTTTCATTTGTGTGACTGTACCAAATGATAGAAACCCAAAAAAATCATTTATATTTGTTTTATCTGGTCTATCACCAAGTAAGATGGATACTATAGTAATTGCCTTTTTTCCTTGATTGGATAAAGATGACATATTAAACCAATCATTAACTGTAATATCTGCAGTATAGATGGTATACTTGAAAAATGAAAATAAAAATATAAAATAATCGTAAAAATTAAAGTATTTGAAGATAAATGATACTACTTTGTAATTTTTTTCAAAGAAGTTTCCGTATATAGTTTGGAAATCGTCTTTTGTCATTCCTATGTGCGATATTAATTTATTAATATTTGTAGAATTAAGATATACTCTTGGTGAATTTTCACTAAAATATTTATTATCTATCCATTCAGAGTTCCACGATCCACCAAGTTTATCATCACTCTCTATTATCTCGACATCTATATTATTCAATGATAATACATATGCCAATGATAACCCGGTCGGACCTGACCCAACTATTATATACTTCATAATTATATATATTCAAGTGAATATAATTATGTATATTTCACCTACTCGGTCTTTTTCTTTTTATTGTAATACCACAAATGGGCGTGGTATATGGCGGCTAACGATCCAACAACAATTAAAATCAAACTCATATTTTTCGAGATAGTACCGGTGTTTACACCAACATATCCTATGTATAATAGCAACGCTCCACTGACAATGTGCTGCATCCATACAGCTACTTCCGGAACTCCAAAATGATACGTATCCATTATATATATCATATATATTTATTATGCCAATAAAACACGAATTTGTGTAAAACATTATACCGATGAAGATTTAAACTGGGACAAATATAATATAATTGTATTTTATATGTGCTGGAATGAGACAGTTTCATTCAATACATTTTTGTTTAGTAGTTTTGTATTAGTACTTATTATTTATAATAATTTATTTACCAAATATAAAATTCAAGAATTGAATAATATTTTTATGTATTTATTTATCGCATCTTTTGTATTTATGCAACTAATCGAATTTTTTATTTGGAGAAATATTAATAACAAATTTTACAATAATATTTTTTCTATTGCTGCAACGCTGTTATTAATTATACAACCAATTGTAAGTATCATGATTTTATCAAATATACAATTGCGTAATATGTTATTAAGTTTATATTCATTGCTCGCAATTCCATATTCAATATATAACTTTTCTAATACAAATATTCATTCAGTAGTAAGTGAAAGTGGTCACTTAAGATGGGAATTTTTTAACACTACCCCAATTATTTGGTTCATTTGGTTATTTTTCTTTTTGTTCAGTTTTATTTATGAAAAAAAATGGTTTGGAATTATTTTTGGTATGGTTACATTAGTAATTTCTTTTATAAATTACAAGAGTGATTATACTATGTGGAGCATGTGGTGTTGGGGTGTAAATTCTATGATGATTTATTATGCGATTTACTTATTACTATATTTACCATTTTTAGAAAAATCAAATATTTGTTAGGTTGACGTTAGTCCCATTTTAAATCTTCATTGGTGTAAATAAATTCAAATGTCAAGTATTTTATCTAATAAAATGGGTGATGTTAGCGAGAAGAACGGGACGATGCAGAACGGGACGATGCAGAACGGGACGATGCAGAACGGGACGATGCAGAACGAGATGATGCAGAACGGGACGACGCAGAACGAGACGACGCAGAACGGGACATTTTAGTGGCGTGTTTCATTACACGCAACTTTCGTTTCACTTCACGATTGATTCGTCTAAGTGTTTTGGACTTCTTATAGTTACAAAATGCCCATTTGTCAGTGTACCCTCGTTTCGTAAGAGATGTAGCGCACCATAGTCCATCTTTGCCAGCAACACATCGCTTTCTACTACGACATTGATATTTAAATGGAAACTTACATTTACCTATTAAAATCTTTTTACTATTTCTGACCTTACCTTTCGAATCTACGCGAGATGTCTTCATATATCATACCAATATATTATAATATATTGGTATCTTATAATGGATAATCTCAATGTAACGGTCGATTGGACAGCACCTGATCGTGGATATTCTTCTATGATGAAACCACGGGTTAAAAAGTACCTTACAAGATGCAAACGAAAAAATAAGAATTTGATACATACCGCAAGACCATTTAGGGTAAATAAAAAGGGAGTTCTACATCTTACGTCTAAACGATACATGAAATGGACACAACCAAATCAATGGAAAACAATCAAATGTAAATCTTATTCTAAATGGATAAAGGCAACACCATGTAAAATTGGGAACCGGAATAAGATTTTCTTAAAGTTAAAACCTACCCGAAAAAATAATTATTCTGCTGGATTTTCACAATATCTTAATGCATTGCATAAAAATAAAATAACAAAATCACAACATATTGAATTTGTAGATACAATGAGTAACATATTCGGAGATAATCCTATTAGAAACCATAATGAAGACGTTGACATATTCCACGTAAAAGACGTTTAAATTTATCGGCGTTTATTGCCTAGTCTAAACTGAGCAATCTCATCTCTCGAGAAACCCTTATAGCCTTTCTCGGCTACGGAGGGATAATCTTTACCCCTGGGTTTCGGACCTGGCGCTAAGATACTAGTTGCACGATAAACATGCATTAACTGGTCGCGTCCATCACCCAGTGGAAGTCGCAGTATAGCCTCCTCGTCATTATATTCAACCACCATTGCGTATTTACCCTTGCCAGTTGCGTTTCGTGGTCCAGAGTCCACAATAAGTACATAGCGTCCAGCAACCAGTTTTAGTGGTCCACTGGGAGGACTTGGTACATGTCTTACTGCTGGATCCGACATAACTCTATGTTTGTTTGGTGGAGTGCGTTTTTTACTTTTTGCTTTTGAAGGTGGCATATATTATATCTATATATTTAATTCAATTTTATTTTCAAAGATTTATGCTGAGCACATTTCACACGTATCTTCCTTGTCATTTTCTGGCGCAATTGTAAATTGTTGGACCTGATGTCGAGGTTTACGGCGTAGATAATACAATCCGGTTTTAAGACCAGAATGCCACGCATAAAAATGCATTGAAGTTAATGTTCTGTAAGTTGGCGACGCCATCCAGAGATTCAAACTTTGAGATTGACATATGTATGGTCCCCTAGACGCTGACATTAATATTATTTTTTTCATTGAAAGTTCCCAAACCGTTTTATATTTATCCCTTACATTTTTAGGGATAGTTTGTATATGTTGAATACTTCCATTATGCTTGATAATAGAATCCTTCATTTCATCACACCATAACCCATATGCAGACATTTCGTCAACGAGGTGTTTATTCACCATGATATATTCACCAGATAACGTACGTCGGGTGTATATGTTACTTGTAAATGGTTCGAAACATTCATTATTCCCTAATATCTGGGAGGTACTTGCGGTTGGCATTGGTGCAACGAGAAGGGAATTTCTGATTCCATATTTCTTTATTCTGGTTTTCAATGACGCCCAATCATACCTGTCGTCAGGCGTCACACCCCACATATCGAATTGTAGCATTCCATTTGATGCAGGACACCCCGCGAATGTTGCATATGCCCCGGGCGGGTTCCCTTGTAATGCAGCAGTAAATTCTGCCAATGTGGGGCGACACACATTTATTAAATTTGTTCGTTTGACATCATCATTAAGTATATATGAAGTAGACAATGGATCATTTGGGTTACGGAATAGAGTTTCAATCGTTTCTGTTTTTAACAACGATTCAATAATAGACCCACGATTTTCTGATAAGGTACACGACATATCCAATGCCGTGTAGTATATAGTTGCTGCTATTTTTACATTGAGAATGTTTGCTTCGTCCGAATCAAATGGTAAGTCCATTAATAGGAATACGTCCGCTAACCCCTGAATCCCAATCCCAATTGGGCGATGCAACAGATTACTTCTTTTTGATTTTATCGTTGGGTATAGATTATCATCAATGATATGATTAAGGTTACATACGACAACTTCCACAACTTCTGATAATTTTTCAAAATCAAATACTGGATATATATAAGATTCGCATTCAGAATAACCACCAATTTCAACTCCATCTAGATAAATGCGCGGGAATGTAGTAATACCAAGTTGGGATTTAATCGTTTTAATATTTTCATCTGTCACGCATATCTCTTCAAATGAGACATTTCGTCTCTTAAACAATACCTTGAGACGTTCGCACCATATGCATTGTTCTTTAGTGTATACAATTGGGACACCGTCAAATGAAGTATTCCTGACAAAATTTGGAAGACTAATACTTGATAAGTTACAAACGGCAGTTTCATCTTTACTGCTGTATTCCATTATCTCTGTACATAAATTACTAGACTTTATGGTTCCCAGGTTTTGTTGGTTACTTTTGATATTTGCAGCATCCTTGTACAAAATGTAAGGCGTACCTGTTTCCATTTGACTGTCTAGAATCTTCAACCACAATTCCCGAGCATTCACCTTTCGTATCGCACGACCCTCATCTTCATACTGTTTGTATAATTCATTGAATTTGTACCCATACAGTTCCGAGAGGTCAGGTGCTGTATCAGGTGAAAATAAACTCCACTCATCATTGTTCTCTACTCGTTCCATAAATAGATCAGGTACCCACAATGCATAAAATAGGTCACGTGCACGCAATTCATCATCACCTTGATTGCGTTTCATATCTATCAATTCGTATATGTCGGAATGCCATGGTTCCATATAGATGGCGATACTGCCATTCCGTCTTCCACCTCCCTGATCAACGTATCGTGCAGTAGCATTAAAGACTCTCAACATTGGTACAATTCCATTTGACGTACCATTTGTCCCTTTTATTTCGGTTCCTGCACCGCGTATGTTGTGTATATGTAACCCTATGCCTCCCGCCCATTTAGATATAGATGCGCATTCCGATAATGTATTAAATATACCGGATATGCTATCGTCTTCTAGTGAAACCAGGTAACAAGAACTCATTTGTGGATTAGGTGTACCTATATTAAAAAGGGTAGGAGTTGCATGTATGAAGTATTTAAGTGATAGTAATGTATAAGTTTGTTTGATTTTCTTCATGTCGCGTTTATGTAACCCTACTGCCACGCGCATCCATAGATGCTGTATTCGTTCTACTATTTTCCCATTTACTTTCAACAAATATGCACGCTCTAGAGTTTTAAATCCAAAATAATCAATAAGGTTATCTCTGTTATGGTCAATGATTTCATCTAATTTATATGAATGATACATAACATTATTATAGTATGATTCACTTATCACATGTTTGCCTGCACAATTCCAAAGTATCTTTGTTGTTTCAACAAAAGACGACAACGTTTCTTTGTGGTGACATCTGTGTATGATTCTAGACGACAAATGACCATATTTGGTATCTGTTGTTGTCATTGATGAACAATAATCAGTTACGATGTCTATAACCTCGCGTTTAGATGTTACATCGGGCAATTGTTTTTTTACATAATCCACTATCGTTTTTATAGGTAACTCTATACTATCCATTAATCCCCAATGATCTATGTACTCTGTATCCGAATGATAAATATCAATATTATTACAGATAGATTGTAAACAATGATATAATTTGTCATCGGACCATTCGGTGACCCTTCCATTTCTACTCTTAACTTTCAATTGATTCTCCATTATGTGTATCATATAATTATATTTAAATTATATACTATAATGATATGAAGGATATTACAGTATTGTTACCTTTGATTTTCTACACCACATTCATAATTGTGGCGGTATACGCATATCCGTCTAATATGGAGAGTAACGATACTCCAGAAATATATGAAGACGATAAAAATATAATATATCCCCCCAATAATGATAAGTATCACATTATGTCGAGTTATCATCTAAATGTATAATACACCCACTCGATTCTTCACGAGATATCTTTCGTTTACGTTTTGGTTTCCTGTGTTCAAACCCTTCTACCTTTTCCTTTTGTATAATCGACCATATATCAGTAAGTAATGGAAGTGCTCCTGCAAACCATAACTTATTTCGTTCAACGACTACACAACTTACTTGATCTAGACGCCAATATATGTTTCGAATCCATTCCATATCACAATAACATTCAAGAGTGGTTTTTTCCCATTTATCAAAATCTTCGCGACATTCACCGAATGGTGGATATTTGTATATTATTTTTCCATCTGTATCCATAAACATTAGGAATATCCCTTTTTCTTTGTTGTCGCTTGTTGTATTGAATGTACCATCTGATTCAAAGTCCGACCAACTGTCATATTCAATAAATCTTGTTTCTAGGAAATCACACATGTCTAGTTGACAAACCTCCATTTGAAGTTGCATTTGTATCCAATATTCCATCTTGGGAATACCGTTTATTTCACGATTGAATATATTTTTAACCTCCAACATTCTACCATAAGACTCGCTACATTCATTGACATTAATTCCATCTGGACTGGCGCATATAAATGGAATGCTTGGGTGACGTATCGCACCATAATCGGCAACAATTGCATCACAATTGTGCTCATACCACTGAATTGATAATGGTTCATAACATTGTCCCTTGTGTAGTGTAGACTCAACATTTAAATTCGAGTCGGTGAAGTCTTTTGCGGGGGTACATTTTTCGTATATTAGTTGATTTCTGGATGATTCGCTTCCAAATACTTTCCAGATGTTACTTGCAGTAAGACAATTATTTCTTGATTCATACCATTCTGGTGTTCTCTGTAGAGGTTGTGGACAATTTTTAAGATATTCTAATTGTTTGGTTATATATTGGATATCGTGGGGATTATGGTGCACGGAATTTCTTTGGCGTGATCGGATTGGCGCTACATTTTCGTATATCGGTTGCATAATCTCCCCAATTGCGTGTACCACGAGATCTTCTGGAATATTTGTTTCAATCAATAGATGAATCACGTCGTTTTTTACATCATCTTCAAATGATGGCATACAGAAAGAAAGTCGCCGTTCTTTTATGACATCTTCCATTATTTCATAACAGCAATTACACAATTCGGTTAATTCTTCCATTTTAATATTATAATACGACTAGATATTTCCTTCAATTTTAAATATAACAAGATGTATTTAAAATTGATATAAACCCATTTTACAATAAACACTGATAGAATGGCGTCTCTTACCGACAAATACCAGAAGAAGACTGATCGTGAACATGTGCTAGATAATCCCGATACATACACCGGTTCTATGGAACCAACCGATTATGAAACATATGTTCACGACCTGGAAACGTCTCGAATCGTCCACAAAACTATATCTGTGATTCCTGGTCTTTACAAATTATTTGATGAAGGTGTTGTAAATTGTCGCGACCATTACGTTCGGCAACAACAGGCAATTCAAAATGAAACTCCTAATACACTCCCAGTTACAAAAATCGACATTGAGATTCTAGAAGACGGTACAATCATAATGATGAACGATGGTAATGGAATTGATATTGAGAAGCATCCAGAACACGACCTGTGGATTCCCGAAATGATATTTGGGCATCTCCGTACATCAACAAATTACGATAAGTCACAAAAGAAAATCGTAGGTGGAAAAAATGGGTTTGGGTTTAAACTCGCCCTTATATGGTCCACCATTGGAAGTGTAGAAACCGTTGATCACGTGAGGAAATTAAAATATATTCAGGAATTCACAGACAATCTAACAAATATTCATCCGCCCAAAATAACAAAGGCATCGTGCAAACCGTATACCCGTATTACATTTAAACCTGATTATAAACGACTTCATTGTGACAATGGATTAGATTCCAATATGTTGAGTTTGTTTAGGCGCCGAGTATTCGACATTGCTGCAGTGACAAACAAGACAGTTAAAGTGATTTTCAACAAAGAGGTGGTTAACACCAAATCATTTGAACAATATATCGATATGTACATAGGTCCAAAGACAGAAAGTCCTAGGGTTTATGAAACTGATGGAAATAGATGGGAATATGCTGTGTGTATGACAAAAACTGGTGAATTCTCACATGTATCATTTGTCAACGGGATATTTACAAACAAGGGGGGTAAACACGTTGACTATATCACGGGGCAAATTGTTAAGAAATTAATTGCATACATTCAGACAAAACGTAAAATTACGGTGCAACCAAGTTCAATTAGGGAACAACTAATGGTATTTGTTAATTGTGATATCGACAATCCTGTGTTTGATAGTCAGACAAAAGATTATCTCTCAACCGTAGTGTCTAAGTTTGGTTCGTCGTGTGACGTTTCAGATAAAATCATTGACAAACTAGCGAAAATGGGTGTCATGAGCGCTGCTTGTGACATTACACACGTAAAAGAAACAAAGACAATGAAGAAAACGGATGGTTCAAAGAATAGAACAATTCGCGGGATAAGTAAACTAGTTGACGCAAATGACGCAGGAACATCAAAAAGTTCCGAATGCGTTTTGTGCATTGTTGAGGGTGACTCGGCAAAGGCAGGTGCAGTATCTGGATTGTCAAAAGAAAGCAGACGGACAATTGGGGTCTATCCATTGAAAGGTAAACTTATGAATGTTCGAGGCGAACGATCGTCTAGAATAAGTGAAAATAAAGAAATTGTAGAACTAAAACAGATTATAGGGTTGGAAAGCGGGAAAAAGTATACGAGTGAATCAGTAAAAGATAAACTGAGATATGGGAAAATAATTTTCCTTACCGACCAGGATCTAGACGGGACACACATTAAGGCGCTTTGTGTCAACCTATTTCAATGTGAATGGGCGTCATTACTTAATGTCGATGGGTTTATTGGATTTATGAATACACCAATCCTTAAAGCAAAAAAAGGTAAATCCGAACTTTCATTTTACAACGATGGTGAATATGAGGAATGGAAAAGGTTAACTGACACGAGTGGATGGAACATGAAATTTTACAAGGGATTGGGTACAAGTACTGCAAAGGAGTTCAAGGAATATTTTACAGATAAAAAAATCGTTTCGTTCCAAAGTACTGGCGAAGAATGCACCGATGCGATTGATATGTTATTTAATAAGAAACGTTCCAATGACAGAAAGACGTGGTTGGGGACCTACAATAGGTCCCATTTTATGGATACGAACAAAGATATGGTTACCTATAGCGAATTTATTAACCGAGAAATGATACACTTTTCAAAATATGATTGCGACCGTTCAATTCCAAATGTAGTAGATGGATTGAAAATCAGTCAGCGAAAGGTATTGTATGCATCATTTAAACGACGACTCACTTCTGAGATAAAGGTTGCACAGTTCTCTGGTTATGTTTCTGAACATAGTGCATACCATCATGGCGAACAAAGTTTAAATGGAACGATTGTTAATCTCGCCCAGAATTTCGTTGGTTCAAATAATATTAATCTGTTTGAACCACTAGGACAATTCGGTACCCGGTTGCAGGGTGGGAGCGACTCTGCATCAGAGAGGTACATATTCACAAAATTAAATGACATCACGCGATACATTTATCGAGCAGAAGACGACAATGTTCTGGAATATCTTAGTGACGATGGATTGTCGGTCGAACCAATATGGTATGCACCAATCATCCCAATGATCCTTGTAAATGGTAGTATGGGGATTGGTACTGGATTTAGTACTGATATACCATCATTTAATCCAACTGATATCATCCGGTACATTCAGCACAAACTACGTGGTGAAGATACGCCATCTCCTGAAATATCAATGTATTATAGAGGATTCAAGGGAACAACTGAAAAAATTAGCAATGAAAAATATGTTATTAAGGGAGTGTATGTTATTACAGGAAATAATGTTCACATTACCGAATTGCCAATTGGGATGTGGACTGATCCATATAAGGAACATCTTGAAAAACTCATACAAGGAGATGGAAAGAAAAAGGGGTCCATTGTAAAAGAATACATCGACATGAGTACCGATGTACATATTGATATCAAGGTCACGTTGTACCCTGGTATCGTTCAAGAATATGCATCAAAAGTAGATGATAATAACATTACAGGATTAGAAAAATTATTGAAATTGTCTACAACTAAGACAATTACAAATATGCACGCGTTTGATGCGGAAGAGAAATTGGTAAAATACATTAAACCAGATGACATTGTAGATTCATACATTCCTATAAGGTTTCGGGTATATGAGAAGAGGAAAGAAACGATGCTCGCTAATATGGCGAATGAACTTGGTAAACTTTCAAACAAGGCAAGATTCATCACGTCTATTTTAGACGATACCATTGACCTTCGTCGCAAATCTACGCAACAGATAAATACTATGCTGTCTGATATGAAATATGACACTGCGCCTGGTGATTCGTCGTATGGGTATCTAATTAAGATGCCAATGGATTCTCTTACAATTGAAAACGTAGAGAAATTATTGGAGACAAAACGTAAATTAGAAGACGAGATTAATGAACTAAAGGGAAAAACGATTCAGGACATATGGATTTATGAATTGGGTGAATTATTGGAAAAGTATCAATCATCTATTCTAGAACCATCTAAACTTGTTACCAAAATAAAGAGAAAGGTTAAAACCAATTCTTAAGTTCAAGTTGTTTATTGTTTGGTCGACTATGTTGTGGTGGTGCAATTGGTACATTAAGTGAACTTATATCCATTTTGTAATAGTTATAACCAACTGCTTCCCCATATACCTGCTTTACAGAATAATCCAATACTAATTTATTTAGTGTCTGTATTTGTTGTGGTATATTATCCGGATTATTTCTGGAATATTGCAAGAATATACTTCTCATTATAATTTTTAGTTCATCTTCATTTTGTCGTTCAATGATATATTTTCCATCTGACATATCATATACACCTGCTCTGAGACCATTTTGTAAAATATCTATATTTTTACTAGAAAAAAATGTTTTAGATAGAATTGTGTCACTCCAATTACCGATCATTGCATCTGTATAATCAGTACTTTTAACATTAACCTGCTCTTTCATCTTAAACATTACATTTGTATCGGGGGAGACAATATTTACTCTACCATTACAATTCATATATCTATAGTTAGAAAATATTATATGAATTACTATTATATAATGGGACGAACACAGATGATTATACTACTTATTATGGGATTTTTCTTGAGTATATCTATGTATGTTATCTATGGCGAGACGAAACGCAATGCAAAAGATGTGGAATTTCCACCGGTTGTAGGCGAATGCCCTGATTATTATAAGAAGTCTGAAGATTCCCTTGGTTGTGAATCAGGATATAAAATTACCAGTAGTAAATGCGACGCTGCAATAAAGGCGACGGATTTTTCTGCACCATTTTGGAGTGGTCAAATGGGAATGTGTAGAAAGCACAAGATGACGAAGAATTGTGGTGTTGCATGGGATGGAATTTCAAATAATCCTGGTCTTTGTAACTAATTTGTGTAATATTATTGCATTCAATCATTTAAATATTATTTCACAATGATTGTATGTCTGATGTAAATATATCATTGGGTAGAGGAGATATTGATATATTATTTAGAGAATCTCTTGATAAAATTAGTGACAATGTGAAGGTAACTGATAAAAGATGTATTTATGTACATGGTGGACCAGGGGTGGGAAAGTCCCAATTTGTATCAAAAATATTAAAGGAACTCAATTATGATATAATCCGTTACACTGTCACGGATATAAAAAATAAAGAGTACCTTGAATTGTTATACAAAAATGGTGTGTCAAAAAATAGTGTAAGGGGTCTAATAACGAATTCATTTAGAAGAAATATAATTGTAATAGATGACAACCTTTCACCCGATAGTATAGAGAAAAATATCCTCTCATCTTTTATAAAATTAGTTCGACCCAAAAAAAATAAGAGACAGGTCGCAGATGAAACGTGTATATCATTTCCAATCGTTTGTGTATGCAATTCATCTATTGATAAATATACAAAACCTCTTATGGATGCGTGTATATGCATCCATTTGCCCGACCCGACTTTTGACGAATTGGTGTGTTTCACAAATACAATGGGGTTGGTAGGTGAGGATGCAGTCAATACTGTAACGTTATGTAACAATGACCTCACTACATTATATCTACTTATCAGACTTAAGAAAAATAATCATATAGATATTTCAAACGATGTGCTAATAAAGAAAAATAATAATATGCATACCAAAAAGGTAATAAGTGAGATAATAAATCATGGTCATGGTGTAAACTACCACGATTCCATACTAAATGAACAAGATGGTAACATTGGTGGTCTCCTAATTCACGAAAACATTATAGACAAGTTAGAAAAGAAAAAATTTGTAAATACATCACGGGTATATTATGATATCATTTATATGCTATGCAAAACAGATATTAATGATCGTTACATATTCGGCAACCAATCATGGTGTATTTCCGAACCAAACAATATACTTAAGGTAATGTATCCTACCAATTGTGTTAGAAAACATATACCAGAATGCAAAGAGTTATCTGATATTAGATTTACAAAAATATTGAACAAGCACAACATAGAACACAATAACTACACGTTTGTAACCTACATCTCGAATAAATTAATGATGAACAGATTTGAAATGATTGATTATTTTACCCAAATGCGCCAAACTAATGACATAGGAAATATTCACAACACAATGTTGTCAAAATACGACATCTCATCAATAGAGATTACAAGATTATTTAAATACATTGATAGTCTCTATTGTTGTGCAAAATAGTTACATATTTAAATTAATTTTTTTTTGTGAAAAAACGATACACCAAAATAAAATTGAAATGAATATTTACGTGATAGCAAATGGTATCAGACAATCAGAAACAATGCCTTCTTACAACAACAGCGACTCTTACATCCGCAAACCGCGCTCTTACCGCGAGGCGCGCAAACGCCGCGAGACCCGTCCTTCGCGAGGGGTTGACAAGTGGAGCGACGTGAACAAGCACAAGCGTCGCGAGATGAAGTTCCGGAGCAATCGACGCTACGACAAGCTTCACATTGTCCGGAATTTCAGTGACGACACTGAAGAATATTTTGCGAACATGGTCGAGACTCGCTACGACATCTATGCAAGTGGATATAAGCACCTCGAGCAACTCATCAAGTCGGACAACTGCCTCTCTTATTACGATAACCCGGTCATCATCAACGAACTTCTTTGTTCTCTTCTAAACACGTGTGACCCGGTCGTTCTTGAACTCGACGTCTACGACATCTACCTTATCATGCAGCATTACTGGTATTAAACTTCTTGGTAATATATATATATATATTTGTTTCGTATTATTTTTGTTTTAAATAATACCATTACGGTATTATTTAGAAAAAAACATATGTAAAATCCAACGGGCCCAAATAAAAATTGAAATGAATAATCTGGTGGTAGTCAGTACCATCAAACAACAACAATGCCTTCCTACAACAACAGCGACTCTTACATCAACAAACCCCGCTCTTACCGCGAGGCGCGCAAGCGTCGTGCGACGCGGTCTTTGCACGAAACCAACAAGTGGCACGAGGCGAACCAGCGCAAGCGGTATGAGATGAAGTTCCGCAATAACCGGCGGTATGACAAGCTATACATCGTACCTTTCCTTGGAATGGATGACCCAGAGGAAGATGTCATTGAAGAGATCGAAGATGACACCCTATCTATTTCATCCAGCGAGTGCAACATTGATTACAATAACTATTATGAAGACATGATCTTCGTTGAATATGTCTATAAGCGGATGCGCGATTGTGAAGACGACGAATACGAAACACGGGTTACTAAGATTATGCGAACCGAGTGCATGTACTAAGTTATTACACATAAATAAATATTTTTTTATTGATTATATCATTATAATGATATAATCAAAAGAAATGGTTAGTCTTTAATAAAATGTCGTGTCATATATTTTTGCAGAGAGAAATAAGTTAAATCAGTTTCGGGAGTAACGTCAAGTAGTTTGCACAATACATCATTCGGTATTAGGTTTTTTCCATCGGATAGTCCATTGTCCTTAATGTAATTCACCATAAATTGTGTTGCTTCAGTTCGAGAAACAAGTTCTTCAGGGTTATCCTTCCCCATAAACACCGACATCTCTTCGCTGATTTTACCCGGTTTTGCAAATCCAGTGAGGGATTTTGAACCTTGGCGTGTCGGTTTGTATCCCTTTATCAACTTAACCAATCGTTTCTCGTCTGTTTTCATTTTTTTCTCCATATTCTTTATTTCCTGTTTAAGTGTATTCAGATGGGTGTACATTGCACCATATGTGTCAGTGACATCTTTACATATTTCCTCCATCGTATAAGCGTATGTATAATAATATCTTTAAGTATTAATCAGTGTCCTCCATACGAATGCGTTTCTTAGGTGGTTTGTCCGTGTCAGTCCGTCCTCGACCATTTGGTCGATTGCGCATATGATGTTCTACACGATTCTCACACATTAGTTTCCCACCAGCAACACCTGAAACGTCGCTTGCAATTACCTGATTGTTGTTAGTAGAAGTGGAAAACTCTACATATTCACCCTGAACGAGAAATCGGAATACATCGTCAGAAGACACCGATAGTCCACTGAAGTGCACGAAAAAATCCTTACCACTAGATGGTTCATTGATAAATCCATACCCGGTCTTCTTGTTGAACCACTTTACACATCCAGACATCTTGGGGGTCTCACTCATTTTAATAATATATCTGTTATCTCTTTAAATATTATTCGAAATCATTTAATATTATATATAAATCATCATACAATGGAACATCAGTTGCAGATAATGTTCTACAATATCTTACCCAATCGTATATAAATACATCTTCTTCAATGTCAGGATCACAGCATAAATATCTCTTTTTTTTTAAAATAATGTCGTGGTTGTCTTGCTCCCAGTCAATCTCGCCTTCCAAAAACCACAATAGTGTATACCCAAGCGATTCAAGATCATCACTTCGTGTGTATGATACCCCATTATGTACCGATAAACTTGAATATATTGGTGTACCAATGAATGATCTTGTGTCATTAGTTGTTTCATATGATTCATGATACGTCGCTACACCATAATCTATCAAATACAATATCTTATTGTCTCTATCAAATAGAAAATTGTCGGGTTTTATATCTCTATGAAGAACTTTGTGGTTGTGCATATGCTTCATTATTTCCAGTGATTGTTTACCGATATTCAAAAAATGCGGATATGTAACATTCGGAGTGATTGGAGACCCTAACATATCCATAATAAGATACGATATTGTGTTAACATTGCCATAACTATATAGAATTGGAACACCAATAATATTATTTAACAACTTATATATTTTTGCCTCATTTTTTAGTGTTATACTTTCAGATGGTTCGATTTTAACAGCAACGGGTTTATCGGTTATAATATTTCTCGCTTTCAGAACATACCCAAACGATCCTTCACCTATCTTAGAAGATAATTCATATTTTCTTTCTAGAATCATATGTAGTTACAATGACTATTTATTTATATTATCTTCTTTTAATTCCAATGACGGAGCAATCTTGTATTTTATATTCATTAATTGCAAATAATGCATAGATATGTAAGGAAGTATTGTAACTACGTTCATATATGTCTTGTATGAAACTTTATATATGAGTGAATCATTGTTATTGTAACAGATACTGTACCACCAATATGGAGGTATATAGATACACTCACCTGGATTGAGAACCACGTCAATGTAAGATGCTCCCGTTTTACTTTGTTGCAACGTCCATGGGTCTGTATCTGATCTAAATTCAAAATTCTCATAATCAAGTATTGGATCCAAGTAGCAACGATTAATTGGAGGTGTCAGTTTAAGTGCAATTGTACCAGATCTACATAACAGAAATGTTCTGAATGACACTTCGTATCTAAGAGGGGTTTTAGAGTTTTCAGAACCAAACATAACATCGTATGTTGTAATAGTTGTAAGTGGTGGTTTCAAATATTTTTCTATATTAAAAAGATAATTATAAACACCGGATTCTTTCATATAAGTATTGTTGTTTTCACATATGGTATTGGTGGATGTTCTGCACTCTTCAAATGACGAATTTAGTGTTGCACCCTTGTACAAAAAGGTGTCATCTTTTACATTATTCTCTCTAATGTTTATCATAAAAGTATTATGTGTTTTCAACAATGAATCCATTGATAATTCATCAATATCATTAATAGGACTGTTGAATTTGACTGGTTGGCGATGGTCGCATATGTCATTAAATTTGTGATCCATATAGTCGATAATGTCATACACATCCATGTCATTGTTCTCCTTTTTGTGAAATACGATATGACTGTATACGATTAATACAATAATGAATATAACAACATTATATATATACATAATGTAATTAATGAAATTATTTACAAATTACAACGTTAATTGTAAAATGGTCTAAGTTGTTATAGATTCCGATACGATAGTATTATTTTTGGTCAGCAAATTACGATTGAGTGCATTTACTTCGTCTGTTAATTTCTTATCTAATGCGTCAACCTTCTTCTGGAGTTCACCCATTTTCTTATCTAGTGCACTGGTTGCGTCAACCTTCTTCTGGAGTTCACTCAGTTTCTTATCTAGTGCACTGGTTGCGTCAACCTTCTTCTGGAGTTCATCCATTTTCTTATCTAGTGCACCGGTTGCGTCAACCTTCTTCTGGAGTTCATCCAGTTTCTTATCAAAAGCAGAAATGTCATCTGTATGTTTACTATTATCAGGGTTAACCAATGTTGCATTGGGTAATCCGTCGCGTTCATAGTCAGACAATTTATCACGAATTGTCTCAATGGACTTATCTATAGTCATAATTCTAGTGGAATATTGTTTTAAGCACATTGCGATTGTTTGAAAATTCAACGGAATCTGAATAGGTTCTTCAGGGGTGACACGAACATTCTCAGTTACAACTGGTTGAGGTTTATGCGCCGGTGTAGCGCGTTTCTTTGACACGAATGGCATTATAATGTATATGATAATAATAAATATACCATTATACCGCAATACATTGTTTTATTTTATATGTATATGACATATGGACCCGACACATGTATTAGGTGGAAAAGTTAATGCACCAGATAAATCAATATTATCTTCTATTTTTTCAATGGATGCAATGGAAAAGGACACACTTTTCAATCTTGTACAATACGTAATACTATCCATTATTCCCATAATGCTTCTATTGCGAGGATTAACAGAATACATACCAGAAGAAGAAGAACATAAAAGTTCTATAGAGATTCTAGCGGAGATTTTTATAGAAATTGTTGTTATTGTTTTATCATTGTGGTTCATTAACAAAGTAATTATGCACATCCCAACATATTCTCAAAGTGATTATCCGGACATATCACTATTCTCGGGAATGATACCGCTGATTTTTATGTTAATGATTCTTCAATCTAAATTCAGTAAAAAAATTAACATCTTATTTGATAGGATATACACAAAGGAAGGAATGTGTTCTACGAAACAGGTTGCATTACCACCTGCACCAGATAACATCTCTAGAACAATCGATGTGGAAATACAACGCATGAGAAAACCCGAGGATGTGAATATGAGACAACATAATGTAGTGAATGAGATTCAATCTCCTCCACAAGACTTCCCAGTTGCATCGAATGATAATCCGGGTAATTTTGGAACTTGGCCATAAGGAATATTATTAAAGAAACAATGCATAATGTATATAATGGATAAAGAAGACATAACAGATATCGAAACAATTAATGATATGGTAAATGATGGTTACATAAGTCATTCCATTATCAATACAGACTTCGAAAAAATTAAGAAAATCAAAAACAATGTACTGAAGAATATGTTATATATAGAAGATAATGATTATATTGAATATCTTGAGGAAAAACTGGATCGATACCGGTTCATTGACGGAATGGATGAGTTGACATATGGAAGTTACATAAGATGGATTAATTTTGACGACCCATATCATAAATTAAAAATAGGAGGATTTATATGTGATATAAGCATTACATATAAAGGTGTCATCATAAAATGCAGAAATAGGACGAGAAATATGTTTCAAATAAATCTATCAAAATGTGTCATATTCCAGATGATTTCAGAACAGGAACATATAGTATTATCAACACTTCAACATATAATTAATAAAAGGTAGATATATAATGAATCGTATCGTGGTTTTTGATATGGATGAAACACTTGGCACATTTTTTCATTTAAGTGTATTTCTAAAGGCATTAACCACATTATTTCCATATCTTGATTATGACGCAGAATTTAATAAGACGATGAACTTATTCTCCATATTACATCGCCCATATATTAAGGATATACTAAGGTATGTCTGTAAAGCAAGACGTAATGGTAACATATCAAGGATTATTTTGTACACGAACAACAGAGGTGACCCATCATGGGCAAGACGCATCACAGGATATTTTGAAAACGTACTTAAATGTAAAATTTTTGACGATATAATTTTCGCATACATGGTAAATGGAAAAATTATAGATGGAAGACGTACAACAAACGATAAGACAATAACCGACTTGAGAAGATGCAGTAGAATCGCCAATACAACACAAATATGTTTCATTGACGACCAATACCATGAGGATATGAATCATCCAAATCTTACATATATAAAAGTCCCGCCATATAATTACTCAATTGGTTACCATGAAATGGTTACATTATATTACAGTAAATATCCAATATGTAGAAATAAAACCGAATTTATTTCCAATATGGTGCATTATATGAATATAATGACCCCCAATGTTAAAAGAACAACCCTTAAAGAGTATAGGAATCATATTAGCGCAAGTAAACAACTCAGCGAATATATAAAAATATTTTGTACTAGTTCTTAATTACGAAAAAAATCAGTCAATCCATTCAATATGGTAGGCAACAACGTCACAATGAATATAGACAATCCTGCGTGATAAATAATTTCGATGTCAATTGTGTCACAATCTCTCTTACCATTAATCGGATTGAACATAATAACAATATAAAGGGATGCATATATCTGAAGTATTTTTGTAACATTTTTCAATGTATCCTTCACTTTTATTGTTAAATCCTCGTCTGGTGCATAAATGTCAAGGATGAATGATAACACATTCGATATAACAAGTATCAATATGAGTGCATAATATATATATTTATTGATATTTGATTTTTTATCCATATTAATAATATACTATATAATAATATGACAGACAAAAACTTACATAGGAATTCAGGAATGGATGCAACAAACGATATCAATGAACGGATGTATAATCGCAATTTACCGGATCATATGATGAAACCAGCATTTTCATCCAGACCATTGCCTACCAAATATGTATTATTATCTGATGCCGTATTACCACCACCAGCAGTAAAGAATGATGACAAATACACAAATTATTCCGTTTCTAAAGGATTCAATCCAGGTAATCGAATGTCACCTTGGGATGGATTTTCTGAAAATATAAATATAGACTCAGCATTAAGGAACCAGTATGATATTCTAGGATGCAACGATAATGATAAATGGATACCATCTACGAAAAGTGACATGTACCGCGAATATAGACCGCCATCTACATACAATGAAGTGCAACCATTTCCTCGTTTATTTGCAACACCAATGTTCAATGAATTTAACCCGAACACACACAATCCATCCGAAGGTGTTTGGGGAAATCATACGCGGCAACAATTAAAACAAAAAGTGACAATGTAATATAATGGATACGACAATGACACCCTTGGATAGGATTAATATAGATCTACTTGGAAAACGGAGGTCAACCAACAATGAATGTAACCTAGTACCACAAGATAAAATAAATGAACATATGGAAAGTATTATTAAAATATTTTATGACTTATTGGAAAATAGGAATGATTTGTACTACAAGTTAATACCATCCTTTAATGAATTCGTACATGATGCAATATCACATATTAATGATATGAAAGATGTTAAAGAGATAAATATGGAAATAGATTCTATTCACGAGGAAGATACTGAATTAGACGTGTCGCGTACGAATCGGTTACTGTATATGCCACATATTGCAACCGGTTCATCCAATAAAATGTTATGTTTCATCCGAAAAATCGACGGCGCATCTCATTCATAAGTGAATCCGGGATACGCTTTTTATTTATGTCGTCCTTTGACATCTCACCACTTAACATCTTTGTTATAAAGTAAATACCGTACATCCCACATTGATATGTAGTATATTGGTGTTTTAATTTATTATGTGTGAAATCGCAAGGTATGTCCAGTATTTTTAATTGTTCTGTTATATTTTTTACAAATGATTTTATTCTTTTTGGTGGAGGATTACCACCACTATCAAAAAAAGTGATATGTGCATTGTTATTAGAAACCTCAATATACAATGAAAACCAGTGTTCACCGCCCTTTGTATGAGGATCCGTATTAATAATAAGTCCGAATTTATTCTTACCTCGTGCAAGATATGTTTTGATGTCGAACGTGCACATATTATCTATAACACACATACCACCATTAAGTTTACCTTCAAAATCTATAGGCAGTGCACCCAAGAAAACAAAGTTTTTATACTTTGCCTCATATTGTGACATTACCTTTTCTATATCTATGCTACTGAGCCATTCATTTGGGTTTGTATCCCAAGATTTTGGTCTTGATGGAGCAAATAATTCGGATTCAATTGTATCTATATTAGTGTCCCCTAAAGCAAAAATTTTTCTCAACCAGCATTTCTCCATACTACATACGTCACTGAATCTATCTCTCAAATGTCCCCATATTTTTCGTGGCGATGTGTACAATATAATGTCATCTGGATGACGACGATTCCATTCATCACGCATTTTTAATAAAGTTGCATCATCATAACACGTATATTCATTTGTTGACATTGGACTACATACACCCTTGACGTCATCCATATAAAATAATAATATTATATCTTTACTGATATCATATTAATTTTACCTGTGATAATAATATTTATATAGCAATAACCAACTGACGAATACCATATAAAAAATTGCTATATATAGTATACTGTAATATCGATTATCATTTGTAATTTCTATATTATACAAGTGTAAATATGGATCTGCTATATTCATAAAATTCTCTTTATCTAATTTATATTCTATTATCGTTAGAAAGCATCCCCTAAAGTAAACAAATAATATAAATGCTATGATAAATAGAAAATATGTATACAATGCAATGTTGAATTTCACAATAGAGATAAATATTAGTCCATTTAGTGGTGCTTGAAAATGCATAGATTTTATTATAAATGCCTTGATTTTATTTGGTATATTTATCAATGCTAATTTTCGCATCAAATAAGAAATAACCATGTTTCTATGTTCAATACCCGAAAAATTATAATTCATTGGGATAATAATACAATAGGTATTAATTAAACTATTGTAACTTAGTTTATAATTATCAAAAAATTTGTTGATATATATTAATTAATATATGGGACCAGATGACAAGGTACCAGATGACAAGGGACCAGATGACAAGGGACCAGATGACAAGGGACCAGATGACAAGGGACCAGATGACAAGGGACCAGATGACAAGGGACCAGATGACAAGGGACCAGATGACAATGGACCGGATGAGGATGTACCGCCGGTGATGGGCGAGAGAACGAAAATGTTTATCTTGTCAATGTATAAAAATTGGTTATATGTCCTTACTTATATTATAGGTGCCGTAATCATTTCAATTCGGTTCGGAACTCATAAATGGAAAATTGTAAATGCATTTAATGGTATTATTACAATAATCGTCGCTATAGCGGTTGGATGGGGGGTTCATTACGTGTCACATAACGTGAGTTTTGTAGATATGTATAAATTAACCCCTATTCATAAAATAATAAAAGAACATTTGGCAATAGTTGATTGGGTTATATTACGGATATGCAAGATAATAGATTTCCATGACACCGACCATCACGACACGACAATCAATAAACGTTGGGTAAACGTTGCGACGGAGTTTATACAGAATATAGTTACAACATCTATCTCATTTATAATTGTAAACATCATTTGCGATCTTAATTTCAATAACATTATCATTTTATCTTACGGGTTAATTTATGCTATCACACATAATGTATTATATTTTGAAGGTGAATCATTAACCCATATCCAACATCACGAGGATAAATACACGAATTATGGTTTAGATTTTGTAGATATACTTATGGGGACGAAATTCGACAAAACAATCGAACCATATAATCACCATAGTTATCTGGTTGCTGGTGTTTATGCAACATTGTACGCCCTACTGACTATTATAACCTAACAACACAATTAAATTGAAATCATACATTTATCATACACTTTATTCATTATGGATAAACGGGTCAACGACAAAATCACAACATCCATGAGATCCATCA